AACAAAATCGTGGTATATAAATGATCAAAAATACTCAGAAAACAAATATTGGAAAAAAGTAGGCCTTGACAAGAAAGAAGAGTATTATAAGGGATTGAACAAATGAACCTATTAGAAAAATATATAAGATTATTGTTGGTTGAATCAAGAGTTGATGATATAAAGATAAAATATCCTAATATTGCAAATAAAGTTGAATTATTATCTAAACAAGACCCTTCAGGCAATAATAAATACCTTGAATGGATGGTTAAGCAGGCTTCAACAGGCTATGGTTTAGATGATATTGTTGAGTTAGTAAACTTATTTCATAAAAGCCAACAAAGGTTGAAAGGTAATAAGAAAGATCTTTATAGTTATAAAAATCTTAGTGAACTGTCAAAAGAGTTAGATAAGCTTCCAAAAAAATCAAAGAGACAACAAAAAATAGAAATTTCTGAAGGTGCAGAAAAAATATATGAAGATGATGAAGCTTTGTTAATAAGGGTGGACACAAAGGATGCTGTTTGTAAATATGGTGCAGGAACAAAGTGGTGCATAACGAGTAAAAATGAAAGACACTTTGAAAAATATTCAGAAGAGGGCGTTATATTTTATTATATGATTGCAAAAAATATAGAAAATGACGGCTCTGTATTAAACAAGATCGCCTTTGCTGTTTATACTGTTGGTTCAAATGTTGGAAAAGTTGACATATTTGACTCTGAAGATAATGAAAGAAATGTTGTTGGTGATATTGAACATTATCCACCATATGATATGTTGGTCGAAAAGGCATTGCATTTAATTGAAAGTGATTCTAAAAAATTAGGTAAAAATTATTATGTTGATAAAATAGTAGAAAAAATTTATAATAATCCGAAACAAATTTTAGATTATAGTTATAACGATGCCGCAGTACACGATTTGTTAGAAGATAAGGACTTGCCAGAGGATATATTAGAAGTTGTTTTTAATAATATGGATTTTTTTCTTCACAATATAAACAAGTGGGTATCACATTCAAACAACACGCCTAGATTATTAACTTACTTAAGTGATGATAGACGATTTCCACCATCAATTCGCTCTTTAGTCGCTCTGCATGAGAACACCCCTGTTGATGTTTTGGGTAGGATGGTTTTTGATTATAATGATGCGACTCAAAGTTGGATGGTTGCTAGGTCAGCGGTTTTGAATGAAAGAACGCCCTATTATGCATTGAAGAATGTCATAACTATGGGAAGTCAAAGTCACGATGTAATTTCTTACATGTTGCTAAGGGATGATTTAACATATGAGATAATAAAATTAATGTTAGAAAATAAATCAACAATGTATTTTATAAAGGATGTTTATGATTATGTAAAAGATCACAAACAAAGCTTTACAGAGGAAGAATATAATAAACTAATGCAAACAATTGAATATAATTTTTAAATGGGAGAGTTAAATAAATGCAACTAACTGAAGCACAAATTGAAAATCTAATTTTAAAAGTAATTACAGAGACTACAAATGGCAAAAAGAAAAAAGTTGCAAGCACACTTAGTCAAGTTGTCAACCTTCTATCAACCTATCAGTTATCATTCTCAGGGGAAGAAAAAAGAAACTTAATTAAAGCTCAAGGGTTAATTGAAGACATTGTTATTGCAATGGAGAGAGAGTTCAAAAATAACAAACGACAATTAACTTTAGCAGCTTAAAATATTATAGTGTTTTTCCTAAATTAAAATATAATTAATATATAGAGAGTAAATTTAAATTAATTGGAATACAAATTAATTGGGTAGATTATTTATAACAAAAAGAGAGCTTCAGCTTATTTCTGATATTAACAAAGAGTTAATAAAAGATATCATTGGAGAAGAGATAATATATCATCCAGTATCAGAAGAGAAGACAAAAAAGGATGAGCTATATGATGAGGCTGAGGTAAAGGTAACAGAGACTCCAATAAATATAAGATGTTTGGTTAATTGGGAAGGTTCAACAACTGAAACAACAAATTTTGGTGTGGATAAGAAATATTCAATTGAAGTTTATTTTCATGAAGAGGATCTTTCAGATAAGAACATAAAGTTGAGAGAGGGTGATTTTGTTGAATATGGAGCAATATTTTTTGAAGTTATAAATTTAGGACAACCAGACCTTATTTATGGACAAGCTGAGCACAAAGTTATGACAAAAGCTATTTGTAAGTCTGTTAGAAAAGGTCAGTTTTATAAAGATAGCCTGGAAACAGACGAAGAAAGGGATACGTTTACACAGATTGCTGGTGATGAAGATGAGGGTGACAGGAGAGAGTTGGTTGAAGGTGGGAAGATTGAGAGGTTGTTGGACCATGGTGTAACTTCACCGTTTACTGAAGATGATGATTATTGATGGACATATTAGAACGATATATAAAAAACTTAATTGAGAGGGAGTTAGTTAATGGGCTGTATGGTAAATATTTGTTTGGAGAGCCGAGGGGTCTGCCAACAAAAGAAAATCCAGAAAAAGATGTTGATGAGGAAAGAAAGTTATATAAAGCTTTGTCTGATTGGGTGCAAGATCGTCGTATAAGTGCTAAGTTTTTGAAGCAGCTTGATAAGTTAAAAGATATGATGGATCAGGGTTTATATAAGGATGTTTTGAAGCCAAAGCTTGGAAAAGTTTATCGTGGTATGCAACTATCAACTACTTTGGCAGAGGAAATGTTTGGAAACAATATTTTTGATGAAATAACTACTGAAAATCTAGTTGTTAAAATTGAAAATTATGTATATGAACCAAGAAAAATGATTTCTTCATGGTCTTATAAAAAAAGAACGGCATTAGGTTTTTCTGTTTATCTTTATAATAGATTTTATAGAGATATATATTCTAATAAAAATCTTGTTTATGTAATATATAAGGCCAATGTTGCTAATAATAATTTTCTGTTTGATTATAGGCAAATTAAGCCATATAATTACTACTTAAGTGGTAAGTATAAGGGCAAATATAAAGAGTTCTTTCCTCATCATGTACATAGTTCGAATTTAATGAGACAAGAAAGTGAAGTTATTTCATTAGGGCCTATTAATTGTGAGGAGGTTTGTATTATCCCATATGGACTCATAAGTAATGTGGGCAAACATATATCTAAAAAAGACGTTGCTGATCTGTTTAGGAGGGAGGTTAGATAGATGCGCTTATTAGAACAATATATAAAAAATCTGTTAGTTGAATCAAGATTTGATGATGCGAAAAAAATTGATCCAGAGTTAAAGGAGCCAGGATTAGAATATTTGTCTAATAATGATCCGTCAGGAAATGACAAATACTTAATGTGGATGGTAAGGCAAAAGAATTATCCTTTAATGGATAGGCTTGAGTTGGTCAAACAGTTTCATAGAAATATACAAAGGTTGCCAAAAGACAAAAGAGACATAAACAAATTTGTTAGTATGGAAGAGCTAAGTGCGTTTCTTGACAATATAGCTATAACTTCAAAAAGGCAGCAAAAAAAAGATATTTCAAAAGGTGGCGTAGAAAGGGTTTATGAAGATGATAATGTATTAGCTTTCAGGGTAAACACAGAGGATGCTGCTTGTAAATATGGTGCAGGAACAAAATGGTGCATTTCAGCAAAAAGAGATAACAGGTTTATACAATATTCTATGGATAATGTTGTGTTTTATTTTTTACTTAACAAAGATCTTATAAGTAAAGCCCCTCATGATAAGTATGCAAAGGTTGCAATTGCTGTTGGTACTGATGGAAGGGATGAAACATTTGATGCAACTGATACAAAATTTCATGTATTAGATTTGTTATCAAAGGCCGAAACTCCTGAAATTGACAACTCTATATCAAAAGCATTAGCAAGAATTAATGTAAATTGGGCAAAAAATTCAAAGTCTGTTTGTAAAGAAAAGTTTATGGAAGAGATAAATAATAATCCAAAAAATGTTATGAAATTAGGTACTTCATATAAAATACGATTAGCTAGTGATTTTAACACACAAGGTAATGTTTTAGAATATTTGGCAGGGTATGAAAGTTATCCTGAAGTTTTGTTGCCGTTAACAGGAAACCCATCACTGACAATAAAAGCTATGAAGTTGTTGTCAAATCATGATAATTTTCAAGTGAGGGCCGGGATTGCTATAAATGAAAAAACTCCAATTAATATCTTAAGAGAATTGTCTAAGGACGATCATGAGTATGTTAAGTTTCAGTTAATTAGAAACATTGTTGCTATGAAAGATAAAGGGGTTATTGATATATTGTTAAGTGGTGAGTGTAGTAAGGTTAGGGAAGTGTTGGCGTGGTCTAGCTATACTCCAATGAATGCATTATTTAGGCTAGCTTATTATGATAACAGTTTAATTGTTAGGGAACGGGCATTGAAACAAATTATTGAAAGAGATTATAAAGACGAATATGATAGATATAAGGAAACACCAGAAAAAGAGAGGCTAGAAAAGTATGCCTAATAGAGAAGATTACTTACAAAGGGGAGAAAGCCCAACATTTTCAAACAAAAGGGTTAAAAATGAAAATGTAAAGGATCGTCCTGGTACAACAACAGAAGACTTTGTATTACCTTCATCAACAATAAAAGATATTGATAAAGCAATATATAATCATTTTGACGAGAGCTTAAATATATTTTTAAAGATTAACAAGGAAAGTAAAAAAGTTCCTGTCATGTTTGCAACTGGAGAAAGGTGGGCATTAGTAAGAAAAAGAAAGCCACTAAGAGATGGTGATGGTAGGTTAATACTTCCACTAATAACAGTTAGCAAGGGAGACACAGAAAAAACAGAAGACATGCATGGCATTCCAGGTGATTTTGGGGAGCTAATAATAAAAAGAAAGATAGGGGCAGACAATCCAAACTACCAAAACCTAATTAACCAAACAGGCTTAATTAACCAAAAGAATGTACACTTATCTGGCTCAACAGAAAGTGATCAAGAAGGATCAAGAAGAACACCTCCAGGAAAACCATTTAATGGAGTGTTGTATAAGGGAAAGCAAATCAATCAATCAAAGTTAAACCCAAGAAATATATATGAGATATACTCAATGGGGTTCCCAGATTTTGTTACAATAACTTATGAGGTAATTGTATGGACACAATATTCAACTCAAAACAATACAATTGTTGAAAGTGTGTTAAGGGGATGTGATTGGAAGAATTCAATAAAACTAGATACTGACAAAGGATATTATTATATTGCTATTCTAGAGAAAAATATTGTAAATCAATCAAACAAAGACGATTTTTCAGACACAGAAAGACTAGTTAAAAGTGTGTTTACTGTTAAGGTTATGGCTTATATTATGGGTGCAACTGATAGTGAAAGTGTGCCAATAACAAAAATGGTGAATGCCCCTCAATTAAGGTTTGAAACTTTTGATGGCAACGGCTCTTCAACGTTATATGATCCAGATAAGCTGGGTGATGATGTTGATCAAGTGGATGAGTTATCAAAGATGGGGAGAAAGGCAAATAGAAAGATACGGAAGAGAAAAGGTGGAGACTCATCACATAAAAATAAAAATAAAACAAAAAAAGCTTCAGAGAAAGTTTGGTTTTTTAATGATGTTGAGCAGCTTGACGACTTTTTTGCAAATTAATTAATTTTCTTAAAAATTTTTTGGCATTTCAATTAAGTGTAAACATACTTAATAATAAGCATTATTTTAAGTTTTTTAAATAATGAATAAAAATGTAATTATATATTGGGAGAAAAAATAATATGGCAACAGAGAAGACATTTAGAAGTCCTGGTATTTTTCAGACTGAAATCGAATTAACCCCAACTCAGATTAAACCATTTGGTACTCCTGGTACTGTTGTAGGTACGGCAGAAAAAGGGCCTGCCTTTGTACCAGTACTATTTGCTCAATGGAAAGACTTTGTTGCAACATTTGGTGATTTGGACTCTGATTATTATGGTCCATATGCAATGAGAGAGTTTTTAAGGAGTAGCACATCTGGCGTTTATATGAGAGTTTTGGGTGGTGGAACAGCAGCAGTTAGTGCAACTGATGGTACAGTTTCCAATGCTGGTTTTTTGCTTTCTGGTAGTGATGGAAGGGTACAATTCCTTTGTGCAAACCATACAGACACTACAGATTCACAATTCCTTGGACAAGCTTCAGGCTCAGCAGAAGATTCATCAGCAAACTTGGTGAGAGCCGTCATTATGACAAGTGGTTCAACAAGAATCAGGGTTGCAGATACCACTGAAGATGATGTTCCAATTGCTAACCTAGAAACTTTTAATGATACTTGTACGGCAACAGGTAACAAGTTTCACTTGTTTATTTCTTCATCATCAGATTGGACTGGTGGAAATGTTGCTGGTAGTCTTAATGTTAGAAAATTAAGTGCATCATTAAACCCATCAGATACTGAGTATGTTGGTAATACCCTCAATACTGATCCAGATTTATTTGGCACAGAAAGGCACTTACTTTACCTTGACTTCCCTGTTGATATTGAACGTGCGACTACTGTAGGCAAAACTGTAGAAATTCTTAGTGGTTCACATATTGATGCTGGCGAAAATTGGGATAAAAAATATGGTGATTATCAAAGTAGATATACAACTTCAAAATCTCCTTATGTTATTTCACAAAGATTTGGTACAAGAAAGTATGATCTTTTCTATTTTGAGTCACTTTCTGATGGAAAATGGGCTAATGAAAATATTAAGATCTCTGTTACAAATGTAAGAAGGCCTGTTTCTGATACCGAACTTTATGGAACCTTTACTTTAGTGGTAAGAAAGTTTGATGATACAGATAACGATCCAGTTATTATGGAACAACATACAAACTTAGATCTTAACCCAAATTCAGAAAATTATATCATTAGAAGAATTGGAGATAAAAGTATTTATTTTGATTGGGATCAAAGTGATGATGACGAAAGAAGGTTAGTAGTAGATGGTGATTATGCAAACAGATCAACTCATATCAGAGTAATTCCAAGTAATGATCTTAAAAATGGTGTGGTTCCAACCGATGCCCTTCCATGGGGATTTAAGGGATATCCATTAATGCATACAAAAAATAGGCTCTTTGGTGATGAAGCAACAATTATTGATTCGACCATCCCTCCAATCCCATTTAGGGTTAACGTGGGTAAAAAGTCTAGCACAAACAAAACCCTTAACACAAAACTACATTGGGGTGTACACTTTGAAAGAGCTTCAGGCTCAGCAGAAAGTGTGTGGTCAGGAAGAGATGATGGTTATATTAATGCCTCATTAAAACATAATAATTGTCTAGATAGTATGGCTAGGTTTATGGGAATTAATCATGCCGGACAAGATGTATTGTTGTCTGGTTCAAATATGAATGATTATAGCGCAACTGTTGGTAGTTGGTATAATGAATTCTCATTAGAAAAAATTGATACAGCAGGGTCTTCTTCAAAATTGTCAGATGCAAAATATTGGCAATATAAAGGAACTTATGATCTTGCAGCTTCAAATGCATTCAAACCAGACTCAACTTATCTAAATAAGTTTGCAAATGTAGCTAAATTCTCATTCTTCTTTTATGGTGGTTTTGATGGCACAGATATGCTAGATAAAAATTCACGTCTAATGAGAGATGATGATATGCAAGCAACTGAGTTCACTGTGAGAAATGTTGTTCATGGTAATTCATTGGATTGTAATACAGTTAAGTCATATAGAACTGCAATTGATATTGTTGCAAATCCAGAAAATGTAGATACAAACTTGTTAGCAATTCCTGATATTCGAGATGGATTGGTTACTGACTATGCAGTAGATGCCGTTGAGGACAGGTTTGATTGTTTCTATATTATGGATGCTGAAAATGTTGATGAAGATGGTGATGTAATTTTTGATAATCCAGTTGGGCAAGATGTCGCAGGAAGTGGTAGGCCATCAGTTGAAAATACGATTAGTCAATTGGAGACAAGAGGCCTTGATACAAACTTTGCTGCAACTTATTGGCCTGATGTTCGTTTATATGACGAGGCAAATAATAAAGTAGTAACTGTTCCGCCTTCAGTTGTTGTGATGGGTGCATTTGCGTTTAATGATAAAGTAGCTCAGCCTTGGTTTGCCCCTGCTGGATTTAATAGGGGTGGATTAACTAATGTTAGAGATGCAGATGTTAGATTGACTCACAAAGATCGTGGTGATCTTTATGATGCAAATGTTAATCCAATTGCACAGTTCCCTAAAGAGGGTGTTTTAATTCTTGGTCAGAAAACACTTCAAGCTGCACAATCTGCCCTTGATCGTGTTAATGTCCGAAGAATGGTGTTGGAAGTTAGGAGAGCAGTCAAGTCTGTTGCACAGAAATTGCTTTTCGAGCCAAATACTTTTAGCACATGGGAACGTTTTGTTTCTATGGTTAATCCTATTTTAGAACGTGTACAATCTCAGTCAGGATTAGAGAAGTTCAAGGTTGTCATGGATGATACCACAACTTCACAGTCTGATGTTGAAAATTATGTGATGAAGGGGATGATCTACTTGGCCCCAACAAAGGCGGCAGAATTCATTAGTATCGATTTTGTTATTACAAATGCTGGTGTTGAATTTGCATAATTAAATTAATTAGTGGAGATATTTAAATATATAATATTGATAGGAGATAATAATAATGACAACTAATAGCAGAGCATTTCGTGGTGCTGGTATTTATGACAGGGAAATAGAAGTACAGGCTGCTGAGGCTGCGCCTTTTGGTACTCCTGGTGGTGTTGTTGGCACCTCTATAAAGGGACCAGCTTTTGTGCCAGTATTGTTTTCACAATGGCGTGATTTTATTATTAATTTTGGTGAACCTGATTATGATGAGGGCAATGTTGGCCCATATGCAATTAGGGAATTTTTACGAAATGCTAATGCTGGTGTTTTTGTTAGAGTTCTTGGTGCTGGATATGGCAAGCGGAATGCATCAACCAAGTTAGTTCCAGGCGCAGGGTTGCATTATTCCTCAGCCAGTTATGGTAGGGGTGGAATGTATTTTGTTGGTGCAGTTCATGGTTCAAGCTCAGTAAATACAGATTATTTTACTGGAGCGAATTTGCCAAGAACTGGCTCACTAACTAATAATGACAATAACTTTCCTGTCATCAAGACTGCAATTGTTGCTGACAGTGGTGTTATCCTAAAAATTAAAGATGATAGGGGCGCACACGCCTCTCCAGCTTATGGTTCAACTGGCTCTTATGGTACTTATGGTAATTCTACTAATTCTTTCGTGATGTATTTGGACGGATTTACTAGTTCTGATGAGGTATTGTATCCCTCTAGTATCACTGCTAGCTTTGATCACACTAAACCAAATTATGTTGATTATGTGTTGAATACAGATATGACACAGATTGATAGCTATGGTTATGCTGTGTATTCAAACTTTGGCATGGCTGATGTTGGTTCAAATGCTATTCTACAAGTTTCTGGTACAAACTATATTGACAACACAGCGTCATATGAAAATATTGTTTTCTGTCTGTCAGGATCAGAGCCAAGTACAACTGTACCAGATTTTAACAACTATGAAGAAAGATATACTGCACCAATTTCTCCTTATGTTACTTCACAAGATATTGGTGGTACAAAATATAAATTATTTAGAGTTGAGGCATTGTCTGATGGTGTTTGGGCAAATGAGAACCTAAAAATTTCAATTAGAGATGTGAGAAAAAGCACCTCAGACAATACTGATTTCGGATCGTTCACTTTACTTATAAGAGCTTTTGATGATACCGATTCTGAGCCAGTTATTTTGGAGCAATTTAAAACTCTAGATCTTAATCCAGGCTCAGAAAACTATATTGCTAGAAGAATTGGTGATAAGACTGTTTATTTTGATCATGATTATGATGATGAAGACAAACAAAAAATGGTTGTTGATGGAGAGTATCCAAATGTTTCTAAACATATTCGTATTGTTGCAACTGATGAACTTAAGAATAGTGAAGTTCCTGAAAATGCCATTCCATTTGGCTTTACTGGAAACTTTATGCTTAATACTTTTGATATGTTTGATGTTGCTGGAATCCCAGAGATTGATGCTGATATTACAAATGCAAGCATTACAGATGTTGCAGAATTCTTTAATCAAGCAGTTGTTCCACCTGTGCCACTTAGAACTGAAATCAGCAAAAAGAGTGGTAATAATAAATCAAACAATAATAAACTTTATTGGGGCGTTAAATTTGAAAGAACTTTAGCTGGCGCAACTAATTCAAATGCAGGCTTGGGCCAACCAAACTATTCAGATAAGGCAGAGCCAGCAATTAAAGCGTTTACAAAGTTTTATGGTAATGTTCATGTTGCTGAGTCAGCTACCGCATATGAATCACCTGTATGGCTACAATCAGATATTCCTACAAGTGGATCTTCAGTACTTTGGAATAATGAATTTAATCTTGGAAACATCTCAGTTGTAACTAAGTCTCTAACTGATACTGACGCTGATCGCTCACAAATATATGCATGGAAATATCATAGAAATGGTGTTATGCCTGCTGGTAGTCGATCATTTAGTGTTGATAGTGACTTAAATACAAATAGTGATGTAGCTAAGTTCTCATTCTTCCTACAGTATGGTTGGGATGGTACTGACATTACTAGAATTGATGAGAGAAGAATGAATCAAACTGCACTTAATAATGCATCTAATGGATCAGGCTGGGATACCAATATTGCTAATTCATATAAGGTGGCTATCAAAGCAATCACAGGTCCAGAAAATACTGACATTAGCTTATTGGCTGTTCCTGATATTCGTGATTCATTAATTACTGACTATGTAATTGAAAGATGTGAAGAAAGGTTTGATTGTTTCTATATTATGGATGCTGAAAATGTTGGTGATAGTAGCACAAAAATTAATTCACTTACTTCTTCAACTAGGCCATTAGTTTCAGAAACTGTACAAACTCTTGAGGATAGAGGTCTTAACACAAACTTCGCTGCAACTTATTGGCCTGATGTTAAGATATTTGATGATATTACAAATAAGTCAATTACAGTTCCACCTTCAGTTGTTGTAATGGGTGCATTTGCATTTAACGACAAAGTGTCATTCCCTTGGTTTGCTCCTGCTGGATTTAATAGGGGTGCTTTGGAGTCTGTTACTGATGTTGTTGTGAGACTTTCAAAAGAAAACAGGAATGATCTTTATGATGCAGATATTAACCCAATTTATGTCCATCCCTCTGATGGTGCTGTTGTGTTTGGACAAAAAACACTTCAAGCTGCACAATCTGCCCTTGATCGTGTCAATGTTCGAAGGTTGATGATTGAGGTTAGAAGGGCAGTCAAGGTTGTTTCTCAGGGCTTGTTGTTCGAACCTAACACACAAAGTACATGGCAGAAGTTTACAAACCAAGTTAATCCTATTTTGGAAAGAATTAAGGAGCAAGCTGGTATTGAGCGTTACAAGGTTATTATGAACGATACCACAAACTCTTCAACTGATGTGGAGAATTATGTAATGCGTGGAACAATCTATCTGCAACCTACGAAGGTCGTAGAATTCATAAGTTTGGACTTTGTTATTACAAATGCTGGCGTTATATTCTCTTAAGGATGATTGTTTCTTAAAATAAATGTTAATTGATGGGGGCCTTTCTAGGCCCCTTTTTATTTGGGGGGTTTTAAATGTTGTTGGAAGTTAAAAAGGTCAAGGTGGTTAGTAAGTCTAAATTTAATAGTAAAAAGTTCAAAGAGATTTTAGTTTTAAAGTGTGATTATTGTGGAAAAATATTTGAAAAAAGGTTTGCTACTTGGTATAGTCAAAAAGAAAATCATTTTTGTTCAAGAATTTGTGCTAACACACGTCCAGAAAGAAATGAGCATTTAAGCAGGGTAATGAAAATTATGCACCAAAACAGAACAGATGAAGAACGACTGGTTGTTAGTGAGAAGGTGAGCAAAAGTATTAAAAAATGGAATGACAATAGAACTGAAGAGGAAAAAAGGCTGGCATATGAAAAAACATCTAAAACTTTGAACAACAAGACTAATGATGAGAAACAAAAAAGGGCAAGAAAGTTTAAAAAGACATGGCATAATAGGTCAGAAGATGAAAAGAAAGCATATTCAGAAAAACAAAGGAGGAACACAAAACTAAGGTGGAATAATAAAACTGAAGAAGATAAACAAAAGTGGGCTGAAATGTCTAAAGAAAGATTAAACAATAGAACTAAAGAAGAGCGTATAAGGGATATTAATCGTATTAAAGCTGGTCTTAATAAAAGAACAAAAAAACAAATTGAAGAAGCAAATAAAAAAAGAAAAGAAACAATAAGTAAAGATCCTGATTTCCATAGAAAGCGTATAAAGAAAACACAACAAACAAGGAAAAAGCGATATGGAGAAGGTGATTGTTTTGCTAAATCAGAAATAGAAAGCATATATTATGAATATCTTTTGTTTTGGTATTCCGAAGATGAGATTGAAAGACAGAGTTTTAAAAATGGATGGATAATGGATTTCTACATTATTCCAGAAAATACATATGTTAATTTTAATGGTGATTATTGGCATGGAAAAGATCAGACACACAATGACTTAATGAAAAAAGCAATAATATATGAAAAGAAAAATAATTTGAAAAAATCTCAATATAGAAAAATTGCAAGTACTATTTTAATTGATCAAAAGAAAATAGACTACTTCAAAGAACAAAACATTCCCTATCAGATAATATGGGAGTATGATTTTAAAGAGTTTTTAAATAACAGTCCAATGTTAAAAGAAAATTTAGGTAAAAAAATGGAAAATAGACAAGTTTAATTGATAATTATATATAATGAACTTATTAGAAAAATATATTAGATTATTGTTGGTTGAATCAAGAGTTGGTGATGTCAAAAAGAAGTATCCTGATTATGGTGGGTTTATACAAACAATGTCTGAGAACGATCCCTCTAATAACAATGCATATTTGATGTGGATGGTGGGACAATTTATTGATCATATAAATAATTATGAGTCAATAATAGACACAGTTAATAAGTTTCATAAAGTTAAGAATAAGCTCCCAAAAGATAAAAGAGATCTTTATAAGTATGAACATTTATATCAATTAAAAGATGAGATGGGCAAAGTGTCAGATGTGTCAAAACGTCAACAAAAGAAGATTGTAAAGAAAAAGGGCGCAGACATTGTATTTGAGAATGATGAAGTTGTGGTATTAATCCCCAAGACGCATAAGGCCAGTTGTTATTATGGAAGCAATACGAAGTGGTGTACAGCTTCAAAGGACAACTCAAGTCACTTTGATAACTATTTAGGAAAAGTAACGTTATATTACATTTTACCAAAAGATGGTGGGGAGAAGGTTGCGGTTGCAGTTGATGAAGATAATGATAAAAAGGTGTTTGATTCTAAGGATAATGGAAAGAATTTAAGTTGGCTGAAAGACAAGTTGCAACAATATAACATTCCAAGTTCGACATTTAAGTATGTTCTGTTGACGGGGATGATAGAAAGAAATGATGGAGCAAAAGAATGGTATTTAAATGGAGAACTTCATCGAACTGATGGTCCCGCTTATGAACATCCTAATGAATCAAAAGAATGGTGGTTAAATGGGAGGCTTCATCGAACTGACGGACCTGCAATTGAATATTCTAATGGAACAAAACATTGGTATCTAAATGGAAAGTTGCATCGAGAAGATGGTCCTGCGCTTGAGTGGCCTGATGGATCAAAAGAATGGTATCTAAATGGACAGCTTCATCGAGAAGATGGTCCTGCTATTGAATATTCTGACGGCCATAAAGAATGGTGGATAAATGGAAGGGAATATCTAGAAGATAAATATTGGCAAAAGGTAGGCCTTGACAAGAAAGAAGAGTATTATAACAATTACAACAATAAAAAACAAACTGACTCTTAACTATATTTTTATGCATTTTTTATTGCATATATAAGGACTTAAAATAGGTATGAAAAATTTAAATTCGTTCATAGAGCTTGTTTTATTAGAAGGTATGGATGAGTACTACAAGGACAACACAGGCTTTTTAAAGCGAAATGTAAAGGATTTTTTGAACAAATATTCAAATAATATTGATAAATATTTTTTATATAAATCTGATCGACATTTGGAATATGCATTAAATAATATAAGAGATCTATACGAAACCTTTTCAAACATGGTTGATGATAAATATTTGGATTTTGATGAAACATCGTTTTTACCAACAAAGGATATTGATTATGATTATTTGCACAACCTTTCAGAGAACATGATTTCTTTTATAAATAAGATTGGTGACAAGGTTGAAGGTGGTGGGGATTCTATTGCTCATATTAAAGCTGGAATTGAGAAGATCAAGTTTGTTATTGTTGCAATTGAGAGGGTGTTGGGTGAGAGTGAATAAGTGAACTTATTAGAAAAATACATTAGATTGTTGTTGGTTGAGGGAAGGTTGGAGGATGTTCGGAATAAATATCTTAACAACAAAGATCTTGTTAACAATTTGTCTAGTCAAGATCCGTCAGGCAACAACAAATATCTTTTATGGATGACTCAACAAGTTGTTGATGGTGGGGAAAATGAAGCGAGTGTTGTTGATTTGGTTAACAAGTTTCATAAAAATCAACAAAGATTGAAAGGTGATAAGAGGGATTTATATAAATATAACAGCTTAAGTGATCTTGGGAAAGAGTTGAGTAAAGTTACAGATAAATCAAAAAGTCAACAAAAGAAGGCTATAAAAAAAGAAGGCGTAGACATTGTATTTGAAAGCGATAAGGTGTTGATTGTAATCCCCAAGACTCATAAGGCAAGTTGTTATTATGGGAGCAACACCAGTTGGTGTACAGCTTCAAGGAAAAACTTAAATTATTTTGAGAGTTATTTGGGAAAAGTTACATTATATTACATATTACCGAAGGATGGTGGGGAGAAGATTGCAGTTGCAGTTTACAAGAATAATGATAAAAAGATATTTGATTCTGGGGATAATAAGAAGGGTTTAAGTTGGCTGGAAAACAAGTTGCAACAATATAACATTCCAAGTTCGATATTTAAGTATATTTTACTTGCTAGAATGATAAGAAAGGATGATGGGACAATATTATGGTATCTAAATGGACAGCTTCATCAAACTGACGGTCCTGCTGTTGAACATCCTGATGGAACAAAAAGATGGTATTTGAGTGGAAAGCGTCATCGAACTGACGGCCCTGCTATTGAATATTCTGACGGCCATAAATCATGGTATTTAAATGGAGTACGTCATCGAACTGATGGTCCTGCTTATGAACATCCTGATGGAATAAAAACATGGTGGATAAATGGAAAGCGTCATCGAGAAGATGGTCCTGCTGTTGAATATTCTGACGGCCATAAAGAATGGTGGTTAAATGGCATGGAATATCCAGAAGATAAATACTGGCAAAAGGTAGGTCTTGACAAGAAAGAAGAGTATTATAAGGGATTAAAAAAATGAACTTATTAGAAAAATATATTAGATTATTATTAATTGAATCAAGGGTTGACGATGTTAAAAAAAGATATCCTAATTATGGTAGTGAAATTGAAATGATGTCTAGAAGAGATCCATCAGGTAATAACAAATATTTAATGTGGATGGTGGGACAATTTGCTGATCATTTAAATGACTATGAATCAATAATAGACACAGTTAACAAGTTTCATAAAGTTAAGAATAAACTCCCAAAAGACAAAAGAGATCTTTATAAGTATGAACATTTACATCAATTAAAGGATGAGATGGGTAAAGTGTCAGATGTGTCAAAAAGGCAACAAAAGAAGATTATAAAAAAAGAAGGTGCAGATACTGTGTTTGAGAATGACAAGGTTGCAGTTGTGATCCCCAAGACTCACAAGGCAAGTTGTTATTATGGAAGCAACACCAAATGGTGTACAGCTTCAAAGGATGATTCAAGTCACTTTGACAATTATTTAGGAAAAGTCACATTATATTATATATTACCGAAGGATGGTGGGGAGAAGGTTGCAGTTGCAGTTGATGAGCATAATGACAAAGAGATATTTGATTCTGGGGATAATGGAAAAAGGTTATGGTGGCTGGAAGGTAAGTTGCAACAATATAACATTCCAAGTTCAACATTCAAGTATATTCCACTTACGGGGATGATAAGAAAGGATGATGGGACAATATTGTGGTATCTAAATGGCTATTTTCATCGAATTGATGGCCCTGCTTATGAACACCCTAATGGAAAAAAACGATGGTATCTAAATGGAAAGCTTCATCGAGAAGATGGTCCTGCTATTGAACGTCCTAATGGAACAAAATATTGGTTTCTAAATGGAAAGCTTCATCGAAAAGATGGTCCTGCTATTGAAGACTCTGATGAATCAAAAGAATGGTACTTAAATGGAAAGCGTCATCGAACTGACGGCCCCGCTTATGAACATCCTGACGGAACAAAATCATGGTATCTAAATGGAAAACTTCATCGAGAAGATGGTCCTGCAATTGAACGGGCTGATGGAACAAAACATTGGTATTTAAATGGAAGGAAACATCGAAAAGATGGTCCTGCTGTTGAAGATTCTAATGGCCATAAAGAATGGTGGTTAAATGGCATGGAATATCCAGAAGATAAATACTGGCAAAAGGTAGGTCTTGACAAGAAAGAAGAGTATTATAAGAATGACAATAAAAAATAAAATATGTGAAATATGTAATAGTTTTTCTAATGGCCTTGACAAGCATCATATTCAGTCAAGGTGTTTTGGGGGAGAAAATAAAAAATATAATATTGTAAATATTTGTTGTAATTGTCATAGAAATGTTCATTTAGGAAAAGTTATTATTGAAGGTAGGTTTAATAGCACAAAAGGAAATGTTGTTGTTTGGAGATATGAGGGTGATGATAAAAAAATTGTAAGTGAAGATCCAAAAGTACATATAATAGGAGAAAAAAAATGAATAAGAAAATAAAGTTATCTGAAAGCAGAGTAAGGGCTGTTATAAAAAAAATTATAAAAGAAGAGTTTGATGATTACGGTGATGATGGTGATGATTATGGTGATGCAATTGAACAGCTTTTAAATATTAAAGACAAAATGAAAGAGTTGGTTGAAGAAGCAAAACATATTATTCGTAATGCTGATGATGATAGGGGGATATATGAGAGGGCGAGAAGGCAGTGGGCCGCACATATTGAAGGTGCGCTAGACAAGGAAAATGACTGGATGGGTGGCTCAATGCATACAATGCAAGATACAATTGATGAACTTGAATAATAAAAATATAATAGGGGATAAAAAATGAAAGTTAAAATGAAAAAAAAGCAGTTAAGGAAGATTATAAAAGAAGAGACAAAAAAGTGCTTAAAAGAGTATGGAGAGTATAAAGATCCTGAGAAGGTTGCGAGTGCTTTAGAGGGGATATCTTCAGAATTAGATCTAATAATGACAGCCTTCCCAGAAGGTGTTGGTGGAAGAGAGGGTAGGTTGGCTGATGATATTGAGGCTCTTCATAATTTAGCAAAAAGAGCACAAATGACTGCAATGGATGTTGCTCATAGAAAAATTGCAGAAAATAAAAAAAAAGATCTAAGTGAGATATCAAAACCATATGGTGGAGAAAAGCCTGACTTTGATTCATGGCCACAAGAAAGGATAAAAAAATATTGGGAAACTTTGTCAAAAAAACATAAAACTTTTGAGAGTAAAGTAGAGGCAGTATCATCTTTTGCTGACAACCCTGAAGCTTTTATTGCGGCTCTTGAAAAAAGAGCAACTAACGGATGGCCTGCGGAAAAATAGTTAAGGGGAGATAAAAATAAAAATGAATAATAATAAATTAGAATTAATTATTGAAAGTTTGTTATTAGAAGAGATTGGTTCTCCAACAATTGCAGAGTTAATGCAATCAAAAATACACAAAGCATATACAGTAGTTGCTGATGATCTTGCATCTTTAGGTTATTTTACAACTGAAGAGAGGATATCATTATCTTCAGCAATATCAAATGCGTTAAAAGAATTTTCTGAAGAGGCAAAAAGAAATAAAGCTTTTGATAAAAAAGTAAGACCAGAACATTTAGATAAGTTGGTTATGAAAAGAGGGAAAGAATAAAAGGTGAACTTATTAGAAAAATATATTAGATTATTATTGATTGAGGGAAGGTTAGAAGATGTTATAAAGAAATATTCTAATTATCATACTGTTCCCTCAATAAAGCTTTTGGCACAAAAAGATCCTTCTGGAAATAACAAATATTTAATGTGGATGATGGACCAATATGATAAAAACAATAATGATTATGAGTTAATAATTGATCTAGTTAACAAATTTTATAAAAATCAACAAAGGTTGAAGGGTGACAAGAGGGATTTATATAAATATAACAGCTTAAGTGATCTTGAAAGTGAATTAAGTAAAGTTCCAGATAAATCAAAGAGACAGCAAAAAAAGGCCGTAAAGAGGGAAGGTGCAGATATCGTATTTGAGAATGATGAAGTTGTGGTATTAATTCCGAAGACTCATGAGGCCAGTTGTTATTATGGAAGTAATACCAAATGGTGTACAGCATCAAAAGATGATTCGAGTTACTTTGATGATTATTTGGAAGAAGTCACATTATATTACATATTACCGAAGGATGGTGGGGAGAAGGTTGCAGTTGCAGTTGATGAGCATAATAACAAAGAGATATTTGATTCTGGGGATAATGGAGAAAGGTTAAGTTGGTTGGAAGACAAATTGCAACAATATAACATTTCAAGTTCGATATTTAAGTATATTCCGCTTACGGGGGTGATAAAGAGGGGCGACGGGGGAAGGCATTGGTTTCTAAATGGCAAGCGTCATCGAATTGGTGGCCCTGCAATAGTTCGGCCTAATGGTAGAAAAGAATGGTATTTAAATGGAAAGCGTCATAGAACTGATGGCCCTGCTGTTGAACGGGCTGATGGATATAAAGCATGGCTTCTAAATGGAAAGCGCCATAGAACTGATGGCCCTGCAATAGTTCGGCCTAATGGGACAAAAGCATGGTATCTAAATGGAAAGCGTCATCGAACCGATGGTCCTGCTGTTGAATATTCTGACGGCCATAAAGAATGGTGGTTAAATGGCATGGAATATCCAGAAGATAAATACTGGCAAAAGGTAGGTCTTGACAAGAAAGAAGAGTATTATAAGGGATTAAAAAAATGAACTTATTAGAAAAATATATTAGATTATTATTAATTGAATCAAGGGTTGACGATGTTAAAAAAAGATATCCTAATTATGGTAGTGAAATTGAAATGATGTCTAAACAAGATCCTTCAGGCAATAACAAATATTTAATGTGGATGGCAGATCAATTTATTAAATATTCAAACAATTATGAATCAATAGTAAACATAATTAATAAGTTTCATAAGGTTAAAAATAGGTTGCCAAAAGATAAAAGAGATATTAATAAATATAAGCATTTATACCAATTGAAGGATGAGTTGTTAAAAGTTCCGGTAGGTTCTAAAAGACAGAAAAGGATAGAGATTTCCAAGGGGGCAGAAAAAATATATGAAGATGAAGAGTTTATTGTATTGAGGGTAAACACAAAAGAAGCTGCTTGTAAATACGGATCAGAAACAAAATGGTGTATTTCAGGTAAAGAAGATAATAGGTTTATAGAATATTCTAGGCGAGATAATGTATTTTTCTATATCATAAAAAAAGGTTTTTCAAAAAATGATCATGATCCATTGTATAAAATTGCAGTTGCAACAAATAAAGATGGTGACTTTGAAATATTTGACGCATGGGACGATACCATCTCTCCAGCCAAAGTAAGTGATTATTTGGGAGAGAAAAGATATGATGTAATAAATAATAGGATGCTTAATAGTGTAACAGAAGAACCAAGCTCAAAATACAACAAAGAACTTGAAAACGGAATAAAAAATAAAGATCCAGAAATATTAAAAACTATACAAGAAAATGACTTGGATTCAAATTCAAGTATAATATTATCACTTGTTAACAAAAAAGAACTAAGGAGAACAGTGTTTCTAAATGTTTCTTATGATCAATTGATTGTGATGGTAAGTGAACATAATAATGCTAGTCATGATTTTACAAATGAAGACTTAATTGCAATTATAGATAAATATTATGGAAAAAACTATAGTAAGGATAATAATGGTTGGAATTTAAGGCTTGCCTTTAAAATTGTCAATGTTTATTTGGGTAAGACTGATAGAGAAGTAGTTACTATGAGGTTAGTAAAACTTCCAATAGAACAAGTAAGAGAGAAGATCGCTTTAAGACCAAATTTGCCTGAAAATATTGCTTTAATGTTGGCTGAAGATGAGAGTAAGGATGTTAAAATGAGCTTATCATTAATGACTGGCTGGCTATCTGTATTTAAAAAGTTAATGAAAGATAAAGATGAGAAAGTGGTGCAATATGCTAAAGAAAATTTAAATAGTTTAAATAAAAGAAGAAGTGAGATGGGATTATCAGAAATATAAATATTAAAAATGAGCTTATTAGAAAAATATATTAGATTATTATAAAAAGAAAAGATGCTATTTCCCAGACCTTTTAATAGAATATAATGATGGTACAAAAGAATTAATCGAAATTAAACCAAAAAGATTGCTTGACGATTTAATGGTAAAAGCAAAAGAAAAAGCAGCAAAAAAATATTGTAAGAAAAATGGATTGTTGTACTTTGTCTGGACCGAAAAAGAATTGAAAATTAAATAAAATAATCATAATATTAAAAAAAAACAGTAAAAAGAACTTAGTAAAATATATTTAATTATGATCATGAACCACTCATGATTGATAATTGTTTTGTGGAAAATTAATACGGAGAAAAAAAATAATGGCAGAAACACTTAATGTAACTGGCGATTCGGCTTCAATGTTGGCCAATAAATTTGAGCCAAAAAGGAAATTTAGATGGGTTCTGGAAATTGATGGAATTGATGCATTCTTGCTGAAATCAGCACAAAGGCCCTCGTTCACTTTTGAGGAGACAAAAATTCAGTGGCTTAATGTGGAAAGGAAACTTTCTGGGAGGGCCACTGTTGGTGATATGAGCATTACGCTTTATGACCCTATTGCACCCTCTGGAGCACAACAAGTGATGGAATGGGTAAGGCTTAATTGGGAGGCTATTACAGGCCGTAGCGGCTACGCAGATTTTTACAAAAGATCCTTAGTAGTCAAGATGTTAGACCCTGTTGGGACAGTCGTAGAACGATGGGACTGTAGAGGCTGCTGGATTTCTGATATCAATTTCGGAGATTTAGCGTATGACTCATCTGACCCTGCTGACATTACACTCACGGTTAAGATGGATCAGGCGATAAACCAATTTTAGTAAGTGGTTGATTTTATTAGATTATTTGAAAATTAATTCAATTTGTATTTATAAGGGACAGCAGGTAGCTCCTGTTGCATTGCCTGTACAAAGCTAACCTTATACTTACATTCTTTTTATTTTGCAGGAGGTGTCAACATGGCTGTAGTAAAAATAATAAAAATTGTTAAAAATGGTGGAAAAGATAAGCTTGGTAGAAAAAAACCACCTAAAAGAAAAATAATATTAAGATGTGATTATTGTGACAAAGAGCGGGTTGTTGGCTTTTTAAACAAACTCATAAAAAAAAATAAACACTATTGTAATGCTAGTTGCTTTGCCAGAAGTAATGATAGAAAGGAGAGAAGAAAGCCACAAATTTTTATATGCCCTATTTGCAATGAAATTTTTAAATTTAAGGCTTTTTTTAAAAAACATTTAAGTGACAAGCATAATAAAGATATTAATGAAGTTAATTATGTTAATAAATATGTTGATTCAAAAAAGACAATAGACGAACTTTATGTTGAACATATTTTAAGTGGGGAATGGTTGTTGTGTGCTTGTGGCTGTGGTGAAAAAATACCTAACCCAAGGAGGGGTCAAAAATATATTGCTGGTCATGCAATAAGGGTTCACAACAATTGGGGGCATAATCCGAGGGCGTTAATGAAAAGCCAGGAGGCTCGACGAAAAGCGATTAGGGAGGGTCGGTTTGTGCCTTGGAATAAAGGCTTGACGAAAGAGGTTGATGAGCGTATGAATGTTATAGCAAAAAAAGTTTCAAAAGCATTTACCAATGAGCGTAAAAAAGCAGCAGCAAAGAATATGCGGCAAGTTTGGGCAGATGGTAAAATAGTAATTAAATATGGAAAGGAAACTTCTCAATGGAAAGGTGGTGTTAGTTATGTAACAAGTAAGTTATATTCTTTAACGAGATTGTATTCTGTATGGAAAAAGCCCATTTTAGAAAAAGATGGTTTTGTTTGCCAGGAATGTAAAAGCACTAAAAATCTACAAGTGCATCATGATGATATTACATTATCAGAAATAATAATGTTAATTATAAATCAATTTAAAAACTATGACCCAACTATTGATGGTGATAAAAGAAAGTTAACTGATTTAGTTATTAATTATCACCTAGAAAATAATGTGTCGGGCATTACACTATGTAAGGAATGCCACAAAAAACTTCATCCTAGTTATAATTTTTAGTTTCCCCATTTCCCTTACCTAAGTCGATAAGTCGAACCTTCCAAAAAATAATCCAACCAAAAGGTTAACAAAACCTCACTCTTATGTTATAGTCCTCTCAGGTCAATCGAAGAGAGGGCAATAAAATGATCAATAAGACACCAAGTCCTTCAGATCTTACTCATGGAACAGTTGTATGGATTGAAGGTGTTGAGGGCACTACCTACAACTATTGTGGTGTTGGTATCATTAGAGCAATTTGTGTGAAAAGGTTTTTTGGGGTAGGTGTTCCAGTTGGTTTTTTTGGAGAAGATAATTATTGTTGGTGCTTAATTAGCGACATCAAAAAGGTAATTAAAAAATGAACAATAATATCACCATATCAGATATTGAGGAAGGCTTAGCTGTGTATATAAACAAGCACAATAAACGTTTTTCCTATGTAGGGACAGCAATTGTAACTGGTTATAGTTTAGAGTGTGATGGAGTAGAATTGTTGTTACCATTTTGTGTAAGAATTAATTCTGTTATTAGTGATGCTTTTGTATGTAATAGGTGTGTTTGGGTAAACATTAATGACATTGATATTGTAAGGGTCATCAAAAAATGACTAATAAAACAATAAAAGGATATATTATTTGGATTAACACGGTAAAAGACATAGACAAAATAATAAAAAAATATAACTTAGCTTATTTTATAGTTTATAGTGGTTTGATTAATGTTAAAATTATGTTTAATGATAAAAAGTTTTATTTGTTTCGGTTTAAATCTGGTTATAAGAAACATAGTAATGGAAAGATAACAGGGGTTTCTATTGATTCTGACCATCTCATCAGTGTTGATTTATTTAACAACCTTAACAATGATGGTTATATTAAAATAATAAAAGAAATTTGAAAAAGATGGTTAACAAATGAGGTCGGTTGTGGTATAAGGGGGTTGTGTAAAAAGGAGGAGGTTGGTGAGATGATGGCAACACAAACACAACAGTTACGAACGCCAAAAGATATATTTGGAGAAAGATATAAATATATTGGTAATATGTGGATTAAAAAAGGGTTTCAACTTAAGACTAGTGAGCTTACTTATGGTTATGAATATAATGGCCCCGTTAAGATTTATTGTGGAAGACTTAATGTAACTGAAGTACCAATAATATATATTCAATTTGCGTTTAATTGTTTGAAGTATAATCATTATGGCGATTTTAACAACATTCGTTTTAAATCTTTTTACACTAAGCATACGCTTTTTAACAACAAGCAATTTAAAGGCATGTTTCCAGAATTTTATAAACAACATGAGGACTTAATAGATAATGTTTAAAAAAGAACAACTTAGATCTGGAAAAGTACTGTTTATTAGGAAACCAATATATAGTTTGTCTAGATCTAATAGAAGTATTGTTCGTATTAATTATATAGGCCCTGCTATTGTTGGCGTCCATTGGGGTGATTTTGTTAACTTAATATTTCCAAAAGAAGTTATACATTATGTGTTGATTCTAGAAGGTCATGATCCAAGAATAAAACCCATTTGTTATAATAAGATTAAGTCTGTTTTTGATGAAAGCTATATAAGTGTTTCAAATCGTCAAGGTCGTAGTAGTTGTGATGGCTATATGATGGATAGAATTAATATAAGAAAGTATTTTTTAAGGGAAATTATTTGATGAATTTAATTGAAGAAAATGATATCTAAAAAAGACATTCAGGCTGGCTCAATTGTATGGATTAGGGTTGGTTGTTATAATTATTATGGCTTAGCAGTTGTTGATCAATTAAGAAACCATATATATAAAAACTATATTCCTGTTAAATTATGTGGTAAAATTAATTGTGATAGTGGAGAATATTCTTATATGCATATCTTATTAAGTTCAATCAAAAAGGTTATTAAGAAATGAACAATAATAATAGCGACAAGTTTAATTGTTCATTACAGTTTGAAAAAGAGTCTAGAAAAAGTAAAAAAAGGCTTAAAAAAAGAAACTTATGGCATGACGGAAAAAGAATGAGGGCTTCAAGAAAAAATATGAATAAGTTTTATAAGGTAGGCGATATTGTATGGGTTAAATGGGATAACCATAAGATGGGCAAGAATAAAAACAATGTTGCAATAATAGAGGATGTATATTATTTCAATCCTAAATATGATTATTCAGTTCGGTTTAATAATGAATATATTTGCTGGAGAATATGTTATTGTCATATTAAAAAGTTGGTTAAAAGGAATGGTTAACAAATGAGACAATTAAAAAAGGGTGATGTTATTTGGGTTAATCACAACAGGGGTAATTCTACTCCATATTGTGGCCCAGCAGTTATTTTTTCTGGTCAGGGCCTTAATAGAGATGGTTGGGCTATATATGTTATTCTACCAAAAAAGGTTGTATTTAAAATGACAAATTTCAGTACAAATAAAATAAATGTTTACAAGGGTGGCTTTTGTTTAATTGAGGGTTAACAAATGAACCTTGTTGTGGTATATTGTTGTTATTGAAAGGGAGGTTTCATGAGCAATAAACCAACAATGAAAAGATATTCTGATGGATCAATAGAGTGGCTTTTAAATGGATTGTATCATCGAACTGATGGGCCTGCTTGTGAATATTCTAATGGAACAAAAATATGGTATCTAAATGGAGAACGTCATCGTGAAAATGGTCCTGCATATGATTGTCTTGATGGAACAAAACATTGGTATTTAAATGGAAAGTATCACCGAGTTGACGCTCCTGCAATCGAACGGCCTGATGGAACAAAAGAATGGTGTTTGAGCGGAAGGTTTTATAATCATATCAAAGGAAAGCTACACAACAATAACTTCTTAACATCAGATCAATACATAGGCCCAGTAATAATAGCAGGAGGAAAAAATAAAATAAAGTTTATGAAGACAATAGATGACAGATATTTGGTAATTGAAACAAACAAGGCGGATTAATATTATGATTAACAACAAAAAAGAAAAATATGAATCTTATTATATTGGAAAGGTTATATTTGCCAAACCTAAACAAAATAGAACATATAAATATAATTATTATGGTCCTTATATTATTGAAGGTGGAACAACAAATGGTTTCCACTGTATAGCGCCTAAAGTAGTTGGGTTTATAAGATCAAACGGTACGCCTGCTTTTAAATCAAAGTATGTAGAGGTTTATTTTGAAGAAATTATTAACTCTAAGGAGGTGTTAGCATGACCTTTCAAGAAAAGTGGGCAATATGTTCAGACGATGTTCGAGATTGGATGTTAGATAATCTTGATGACTTAATAACAGAGAAGTCTTGTTTGCTTCATAATAACAAGTGGCTTAAATATAAATATTATTCAGGCCCAATAAGGATGTTGGAACATAAAAAAAATATTGGTATTGTTGTTGTGGAAGGGATCGATAAGCAAGTTTTTGGTATAACTGAGGATTGCTTTGAGTGAGTATGAAGTCGTATATGACGTTATGTTCCCCAACGAGATAAGTAAATATAGGGTTGCTAATGATATAAGAATAGTTGACTTTACTGTTAAGGGTGAGTGGATAAGGGGGGTAGTTGGATGAAGCATTATTGTGGAAGCATATGGTTTGATGGATATAAAAACAAAATAATTGAACAAGTTGGTCATAGCAATTATATTTTGTATGTTGATTATTGTGGAATTATTAAGATTTATCATAGAAAACAAAAGGCAAGTACGCCAGGGGGCTTTTTTCTTTCCTTTCCTCATAAAGTTAATTTGAGGTCAATTAATAAAGAATATTTAAATTCTGAAAAGGCTCTCACACAATGGTTTAAACAGACTACAGAGATCTATCATGTGAGTGAAAATAACTTTAGGTTAAACTTCCCTAATTTAAATTTTGATTTAATGGTGAGTAGAATGTTGTATAATTGTTAAATTCTTTTTAGCTTATTTGGCAGCATATCTCTAAATTGTCCACTAGTCATTGGGTCTTTATTTTCTTTTTGTCCCTTTGTTTCTTTTATTTCTTTTGCTACCCTATTAATAAACCATATTCTCTTAGGTATAGATAGTTTGTAGGCATTTTCGTAAGAAAATCCACAATAATACATAAGCAAGAATATTTGATCCAGAAATAGTTCTTTAGCTTCTGGAGAGTTGAGGCCAAAAAAATTCAACCCCTAATGGGATCGTCACCTCCGAGTCTTCCCCACAATCAGGGCAAGTTGCAAACTGCCTCATTTCAATTCCTGGCTCGTTGTCATCAATAAAGTTTCTTAATGCCAAAGAATCTCTTGCAGGTAAATGTCTAATGATATTTGCAATTTTTGATCTATCTGTAACTCCATCAAAATACTTGACTGACTTAATTAACCTTGCGCTAACTAAAGAGTCAATTGATGTCTTTAGTTTTTTCTTTTTTCTGTCTGATTGCTTTGTTAGCTCTTCCTCGTCAGCACCAGTTAAGAAGCTGAAATGTACTTCTTTTTTAAGGCCAGGAAGCATAAAAGAGAAGATGTTTTCGTTTTCTTCTATGGGGTCAATTTTAAACCGCTTGATTGGGAGATCATTAAGATCAAATTCATTTTTGTATTTATGATCACAAACTGGACAAGTAATTTCTACTGGATATTCTGCACCATAACCAGTAATTCTAATTGAGGTCATAAGAGCGTTTTTATCGCCTGCAAGAAGGGAGTCAGGATCAATTGATTTATTAGTTACACAACTTTTGATTAGATATGTTAGCACTGTTCCTTGTTTAATAAGTGCTCTAGAAGTTAGAATATCTTCTTCTTTTGCAGTCATTGATTTAATTTCAACAAACTCAGCTTTGCGTAAAGGATGGTTTTCAGAATATACCAGACCATTTGATGGAAGCGGCACTAGCTCTACAGGAACTTCAAAACCAAGGTCATCTTCCATTTTTTTTTGTGACATTGAAGACATCATATTTTGCATTCCTGCTTGAACGTCTTCTTTACTTTTGAAAACTTCATTTCTACTTTCTTTTGACATTTTAGCCTCCGATTTATTTAAAAACTTTGTGTTATTAAATATGCTTTAAGTTATTTTTTTTCTGTTAAAATTAATATAGGTATGTAAAAAATATATATTTAATGATTATAGCTTATGTCTAGCTTACTTTTGTTTTTGTTAGAAAAGTTCATCATAAATTCACATCTCCCGCCAGTTTTACCTTTCGCCCATCCAGAAATAAACTGAGAATTAGGTACGTTTTCAATTTCAGCTTTAATATATTTTAGACTATCTTGCATTCTATTTTCTGCAACTTGTTTCATAAAATCACTAGTTTCAATCCAATTAATTAATGCGTCATAATCTCCAAATTCAACATCTTTTGGCTTTGGTATACTAGCAGGATGATCAATCCAACTCTCTAATATGCTTTTTATTTCTTCCTTTATGATTTTTTTAAGTTTAGTTTCTGTTAGTTTCATTTTCTTCTCCTGTTTAATAAAAGAAACTTGTATTATAATTATTACATGTAAGAGTTTTTTTTGTAAAATATTTTAATAAAAAAACAAGAAAATACTATTATTCAAATATATTTATAGGTGTGGTTTGTATAGAATAATTGGGAGCATAATGATATGAGTGATAATGTTGATGGATATAAAGTTTTCAATTTAAGTGAGATAAAAAATGGAACCTTGGAAGAGGTTGCAAAATATATTGCTGGATTTGTTGGTGCTTTAGCTGGTTATTATTTGGGAAAAAAGGTATATACCAAAATATTTGGTGAATCAAAAGATGTTGAAGAGTTTGCAAAGGTTTTGGTTGAGTCAAAAGAAGAGTTTGACGCAGATCCAAAAAAGAAAGAAATGTTGGCATCGTTTGTTGAAAATGATACGCTTCAAGATTTAGAGCAGATTGAATTAATTGTTGGCAAAAAATTATTGTAAATATATTATGGGAGTTTTTATAGTTGGCTAGAACCGTAAAAGGACAAACAAAATCTATTTCCAGTGCTCAGATAGAAATGACAAAACAATTGTCTGCTGTTATTGAAAAGCTGTCTAGTAATTTTGATAGGTTTAATGATGTAGTAGGTAAACAGGTCGGTATGCAAAAAGAGTTGGCAGACGCAGCAAAGGATACAGAGGGTGCTTTAGGATCTCAGGCAAAGTCAGAAGAAGTAAATAGGGATGCTCTTCATAAACTAGCAGAGCGAGAGCAAAAAGATAACAAAGAGTTAATGAACTCTGTTGAACGTATTATGAATATTCGTGAAAGAATGCGAAAAACATCAGAAAAGTTTGGTTTATCAGAGGAAACATTGAACAGAGCTTTAAACGATCAGATAGACTATATCAAGTCTTTGGGTGAAGTTAGTGGCGATCTTATTCCTGTACATAAACAATGGTGGCATTCAGTAAAAGGTTTAATTAAATCTTATCATTTGTTGTGGAAAAACCTAACACTCACCCAAAAGGTTATGTTGGTTGGCAAAGCACAGATTAAATTGTATACGGCAGCTTTAAAGGGCTTATGGTTTGTTGCCAAGGGCGTGTTTAAAGTTTTTGAAATTGGGGTATCTGTTGTCTTAGCAGGCTTTACAACTGCTTTAGATATTTTAGGAGATGCATTAAAAACAGTTGGTGTGGGGTTTGAGTCTGTGGGGAAGGTTATTTATAGTTCGTTTGCAGAGCCAATGAAAGCTATGTATGATGTGTTAAAACATGCTGTTATTGGTTTATATGGTTCTATTAAAAACTTTATGGGCCAGATGATTGATATATTTTTAGGTCAATTCCCAATAATACCAGATATTTTAAAGGAGTTTGGCAATTTAACTGAAACTATATTCAAAGAAGTATTTATGGCAATTGAGGATGTGTTTTCTCATATGCATAGCTTTGTTAGCGATGTTTTGAGTAATTTATTATCTGTTATTACTTCACCATTTGAAAGCTTACAAAATATTTTAAAAAGCATTGCTGATACTGTTGGTAATTTATTGGCAACTGCCTTTAAATCGGCTGCAAACATAATAAAAGCTTCGATGGAAACAGTTCTTAATATAATAAACTTGATATTGTCATCTACAGTTAAGTTAATGGTATTTTTCTGGAATACTGCAACAGAAATGTACTCAGGTGTTTCTCAGTGGAGACAAGAATTAGAAAAGCTTCGTGCTGAATATGGTAATTTAGAAAGGGGTGTCGCAAGGTTTGCTATTAACATGGCAAAAGCATCTAAGTCAGCATTTAGACAATTTAGATATTTTAGAGGGGAAGTTCTTGCCCTTGCTGCTGAGTTAGTTAAGAATTTAGGCCCAACTGTTGAGGCTATTATGGGTCAACTTGCTGATCCAAACTCTCAAAAATTATTGATGTTGTTTAACAAGGGGTTAACGTTAAGTGCAGAGGCTATGCAAGAAATAGCAAGAGAGTCTTTGGCTAGTGGTAAGCCAATGTTAGGTATTTTAAGAGATATTCATGACTCAGCACAAGCCTTAGCGAAAGCCTTTAATGTTAGTGCCAAATTGATCGCTAAAGATATTGGTGAAATGAAGGTTGATATTGCCTCTTGGGGAGGCCTTACTACAAAACAAATGGCAGCAGCAGCGATGAGAACGAGGTCTTTGGGCCTTGAAATTAAGAAAGTTGCTGGTATTGTTAAGGCTTTTGATACCTTCAAAGATGCATCAAAGAACGTGGCTATGTTGTCGAGAGCTTTTGGTGTACAAATTGACTCATTACGAATGATGAAAGAGGAAGATCCAACAAAACGTATTGAAACAATAAGAAAAGAGTTCTCTAGGTTAGGAAGATCAACTGAAACAATGTCTAGAAGACAAATTATGTTATTAGCTCAAACAACTGGGTTAGATGAGGCAACTGCAAAAGCAGCGTTTTCCACTAGAAACCAAGGTAAATCTATTGAAGAGATTAATAAACAACTAGATAAATCTCAGGCTAAAAAGAAGACTGATAAACAAAGGGTGAGTGAACTTAAGGAAGAGATTGAAAGGCTAGTAAAATCTGGCCATCAATTTACTGGCATTTGGGATGCAATGACAAAAGGTTTCGAAAGGGGAACAAAAGTGTGGGCAAGACAAACGGGCTTGACGGCGGATTTAACTGTGGGATTAAGAAAGGTATATAAAATAACCAAACTGGCAACAAAAGAGTTCCTAGAACATTCAGATGCGGCTGAAGGATTTGCTGCACAAACTTCTAGGTTTTTTGAAATATTTACAGAAAAAGGTGAGGAATTACAAAAAACATTAGAGAATTTATTTAAAGACATTGAAAAAAACGCACCTAATGCCTTTGGAACATTTTGGGATAAAATTATTAGTATTTTTAAAGCTGGGGGCTTAGATATAGAAGCAGCATTGGTTGGGCTTAAAAAGGTATTCTTAACCTTGTTTGGACAAATTAGTGGTGCTGTAATACGAATAATTGGTAATATGATAGTAACAATTGTTGAGTTGATTAATGATCCGGCAAGGGTATCAAAGTTTGCTCCTGGAATGGAATGGACTAAGCCAATTGTAGCAGCGTTTTCAGATGTTTGGAAAGACTTAGAAAAGCCATTAAAAACATTATGGGAAAGTTTAAGTGATTGGTTTTGGAGAATGTGGGGAAAGCTTAAAAAAATTGCTATTGATAATTGGGAGTTAATGTTTGCGGCGGGGATGAAAATATGGCATGAAAACATATCACCATTTGTAGACGGCATTTTAGATGGATTACAGTCTAAGTATGATAAAATAAAAAATGGTATTCATGATTTATTAAAAAATATGAAAAAGTGGATTGTAGATTGGTGGAAAGATAATGGGGATAAGGTTATTGCTGGTATGCTTGTCGGAACGGTTGGCCCTGGTTTGTTATCTGCTGCGATAGGGGGTATTGGCAAGACTGGTGGTGCGGGTGCTCTTGGCAAACTTGCGGGGGCTGGTGTTGGTGCTTTGGGCGCATATTCAGGTCGTGCTGCCTTTGGTGCAGGCTCTACTGGGGCTGCTGTATCTGGAATTGGTGGTGGTGCTTTGAGTGGTGCCATGGTTGGGAGTATGTTTGGTCCGATGGGCATAGCTGTTGGTGGTGCGGTGGGGGCACTTACGGGGTTTATTTATTCTTTGGAAACTGGTGAAGAGAAACTAAGAAAAGGTATAAAGGGAATTGTGTCATCATTAAAGGTGTATTTTGATGAACAAAATAAAGTTATTAATGCAAATATTGACAAAATGAAGCTTTTAAATTCAGAGTTAGGTCAAGCAACAAAGTCATATAATTTAGAAAAGGCCCATACAGATTACATGGTAGCTAGTATAAAAAAAGCTGGAGATGATCTGAGCGGGTTAAGTGACGCCGTTAAATTGCAATTGTTGAAAAAGGTAAAAGAGTTATCAGGCAACACTAATGATGGCAGTTTGGGTAAGTTAATGGCGGCATTGAAGGGCGATGAGGAGGCTTTGAAAGATAAAACAGTAGTTGAACAGGCGTCTAGGGTTGCTTCAGCCATGCTTGTTGCTGCCAAACGTCTTGAGACTGAAATAATTGCGAAGAAAATGGAGGTTGATAGGGCGGCTTTAAAAGTAGAGGTTGGGCTAAAAAACAGAGCTAAGCTAGAGCAGGATATTGTAGAGCTATCTATAAAGCGAAAAAAAGATACAGAGAATTTTCTCGACGATATGCAATATTTACATGCAAGATTTAGGGGTGAGATAAAAAATTTACCCGAGGCAGTTCAAACCTTAGTTAAAAAAGTTCCAGAATTAGAGTTGTCAGGCTATTTAAAGAAAAGGATTGCGGTGGGCGATAGAAATGCGCCACAATATAAGAATATACTTGAGGCCCAGAAAAAAATAAACGACCGAGGCGTGCAGGCAGGTAAAATTATTAATGCTTTGGCCGAGAAAGAAAGGCAATATAAGACAAGCGGTAAGGACATGGAAGATATCCAAGAGAAACAATTAAAAAGTATGAGCGAACTTGTTAAGTTATATGATCCAAAAACTAGGAAAGAGTATGAGAAACAAGCATTTACAGACGCACAGAAAGAAGTTGCCCAAAAAGAAACCAATCAAGCATTGACAAAAATGTCACAAAATGCAGTGGCTGAAAGTGGTATTTTCGCTCATGATCCTGGGTTGGAGCAGCTTTTCGGAAAGGTTATTGATAGTGATGAGTTTTTGAAGATTAAACTTCCAGAGTATGCAGAAGTACATGTTGCAGATGATTCAATTAATAAGATTAGTGCGGGATCTTCAACAAGCATCAATGTTGCTAAAGTGTCACCAGAGGTTAATGTTTCATTGTATATTGGAAATGAGAAGTTTAATGACTTTATTGAGAAGGTGGCAAAAGAGGTGACTAGCCCAAGAGCGTCTGGGAGAAGTAATTAATGTCAGATTTGGAAAAAAGGGGAAGAGAGACTTTGGGCAGGCTTATTAAAAAGAATAGGTTTGACAGTCAAAATATGGCTAGTGATGTTTTGGTAAAAGAGGATAACAACACTAAAAATTTACCAAAAGATAAATCTGTTCTTAATTTTGGCAGTACTTTAAAAATTGGTCCTGCTCATGAATTAACTAGCGTCCCATATTCACCAAGTTATAATGCTGAAGATGTTATTAGAGATATTTTAGAGGGACCGTCTTGGGCAGGCGCTAAGCATGTATTGCCAAATGATTTACCTGGATATTCTCCAAAAACTGGTGGAAGTCCTGGTAAGACTATAGAAGAAGTTGAACAATATGGCGGTGTTCCTCAAAGTTCTAATCCGCCCAAATTTTCCTCTTTAAAGATGACAATGGGCACATATGCTAACTCCGTCAATAGTTCTATTTTAATCAACTTGCCTGCAACTAAAGATCCTCTTGTGGAATTAACTAAGACATTAGACACTAGTTTGTTTGAGGTGTTTAAGGTATTTTCAGCAAATCCTAATGCTCATGGTAGCTTAAATAGAAAATCAATATATTCTCCCGATAATATATTTGCAGAAGATGGTACAATACCCAATTCTGTTCTTGGGTTTTTTATTGATGGTGCAAAGGTAAATAAGCTCAGCGGTCTAAGTGTTTTTGGTGAAGTTTTAAGTAGGAATAAAAAGTTAATTGGTCTAGTTGGCAACTTAAATAGCTATCTTGACAAGTTGTTGAAGTTTAATGTTAACCCTAACGCAACTGTTATTAATGGTGAAGCATCATCAAATCCCAAATCTTTTGAAGGTCAATACAAGGGTGTTTTAGGGGAACATTTCAAGGAGATTAATAATAAAGTTTTAGAGGCTTATTTTAAAAATTCAGGGTTAACTACAGTTGACCTAGAGTTAAAAACAACATATGGTACGAAAATTTTATCTGTCACTGTTGGTAATGAAATCTTACAAACAAAAGCTAAGGGTAAAAGTTATAATGCATATATGTTTAAACCTGAGCAATTTAGATCTGATGGTGAGGGTGGGGTTTATGATGAGTTTAGTAAGGGTGAAGGTGTCGCTGCAAGTAAAATTGCTGGACACAACAACTCTGACAGTCCTGGTGCTGGAGTAGATCCAGAATTTATTAAAGGGAAGGCTGGCTATTCTAATTATAAAAAATATGGTATACAAAGATTATCAAATGCTTTTAATGAGAATAGGTTCGGGCCAAAGACATTTGACTCTAGCACAACAAAGTTCAAAAAAGAAGGTTATATAGATGAGAGTACTTTTCAAGATTTTGAGGCTAGCAAAGAAAAGTTATGGAACCCAAGTGCTGGAGATCCGCCTAGAATAGATGGATCAAAATACTTTAGCTCAGGCAAGATGTTTTCATGGGATAGTTTGAAAGCTTTGGGAAATAAGCTAGTTAAAGAACAACAGAACAAAACTAATGATGGAAGTTTAACTAATCTTGTCAGTATATTTGATATTGATAATAATGTCAACCATACAATGTCTAATGGTACAAATAAAACATGGGGCCAATTTTACACACCTGATCGGGTGTTTGCTGCAAGGAGGATGGGGCAAAGTAATTTTGGTGAAGATGTTGTAGAGGCTCTTGAGGCTTCATTTTTTGGTGTGTTTGGGGCCTTATCTTTAGTTGGCAAGTCAATTGACTCGTTTGGCTCATTAGAGAATCCATATATAAACTTTTTCAATGGTATAGCTAGGGAATATAATAGAACAGGTGGTGTAAAAATCCTTAAATGGGTTTTAAATAATTTATTGCTAACTGCTATGAACCCAAATGTTAGAAATATTGATGAAGAAACTTCGGGTGGTGGACTAGCAAGTGCTTTAGCCGCAATAGGGTTAGAAGATAATAGTTCGTTTGCAAAAAGAAGTGTGGCAGACATTACATTGAGAGCAGGGCCATCAGTTTTATCATGGATTCCATCCCCTGCTGCGTTTGCGCCAGGGAAAGGAAAGATATTTAATCCTTTAAGAATTTCATCTGGTGCAGGCTTTTTGATGGGTGAGACTTGGTTGCCAGTGGTTCAGGTTCCATATTTAGATAGTTTGCTTGATGATGGAACGTTATCATTTACTGAGTTTAGAGATGATTTGGAACCGAAGTTGTCTATTGTAATAGAGGAAAATCCAGTCCATACTAAGGCTAAAAGAATGGTTGTTAAACATGTTGCTAAAAATGAGACAAGTGTTTCAAATTTAAGTTCAATTATTTATGGAAATAATATTGGTGGAAAAGATGTACTGCTTAATAATAAAGAAAATCAATTTATTATAAAAAATAAAATTGAAAGAATACCATTAGAAACAGTTGTTAAGGTGGAGAATCTATTAGAGGCTGAATATTGTCCGTTTTATTTTCATGATTTAAGAACTAATGAAGTTATATCTTTTCATGCATTTTTAACTAATTTAGGCCAATCATTTTCTCCTTCCTGGAGCGCAGAATCATTTTATGGACGCTCAGATGTAGTTCCTAACCTTGCAGGCACTGGGAGGACATTAGCATTAAGTTTTATAGTTGCGGCGATGAGCCCTAAAGATATGGATTATATGTACGATAAAATAAACAAGTTAGTTACTTTTGTATATCATCAATATAATGCTGGGGAAAAAAACATTAAAGATCAAACTATCCCATTTTCGCAGTTGCCTATAGCAGATCCGATAATTAGGTTAAGGGTTGGTGATTATATTACAACAAACTACAGTTACAAGGATGCTGAAAGAATTGTTGGCAAGCAAGGTGATGATGATACCAAGCTTCAAAGGGTTCATGCTAACTTTAAAAATTATGGTGGAAAAGGTTTAGCTGGTTATATAACATCGTTAGACTTTGATATTACAAATGTTACTTGGGAGACTGCCCCAGGGTATGTAATGCCTCAATATTTAGCAGTGACAGTTGCATTTACAGCAATACACGACATTCAGCCAGGGCTTGACTTTGATGGGTTTAATAGGGCACCATTATTTAGGAAAAATATGATTGGCTGGCCTACTGATTCAAATTATGAGGCCTCAACAGACACTTTGGATGAACTTTTGAAAAAGGGGAGCTAATTAATATATGGCTATTTCTAGATACGCAAATAATTGGCCTCTTAATGGTATTTTTGGATCATTTTATGAGTCTTTTGATGATTATAGTTTTATATATGATATGATTGAAAATAACAAGATAAAGACTCATGAGGTTATTGTTAGGCCTGGAGATCGTTTGGATCATATTGCTTTTAAAGAATTTGGCGATGGTGAATATTTTTGGATTTTAGCATTGTGTAATAAAATTGGGTTTATTCCACAAGTGCCTCCTGGAACTATCTTACAGGTTCCAGATAATATTGATGATGTTTTATTATATTTCAAAGAGTAAAAAATGGCAAAAAAGACAGAAAGCACCTTTGTTTTACTTAGTAACGAAGTGGTTAAAATACCAAAAAACGTTGGTAGTAGTGTAGAAAAACAAATTATAAGAATATCTGAAAATATTGAAGCAGACGATGGTGAGCAACAAAGCACTCCGTTGGAATTTGCATATGCAGATAATTGGTCATATTTACAAAGTGATGTCTTAGATGTATTTTTTAATTATATTCCAACAATTAATTGGGCTTTAGCAAAACCGTTTATTAATTTTAGGGCTATTGGCCCTTCTGTTGTCAGTCTTGACAAGTTGGTGTTTGATGACATTGTTAATTTAAATGGACCCAGTAGTTATGGTGCAACTAGTGCAGATTTTAAGAGTGGTGCTTGGGAAGGAATTGGCATTGAAGCATATACAATGCCAGTGACCCTAAACAACACTAACAAAGCATTTGCAGCTAGGGGCAATTATTATAATAAGTTTAAGCCAATTTTTAGCATAAAGGACATGACAGTTAAGATTGTACAAGCTCCAGGCGCAGTGGCTTTTTCTGAGGAAATTAGTTTAAATTTATATATACACGATAAGAGCAAGTTGAGGGAGTTAACTGCCTTATTTAACCCACAATATGGTACTTATTTTATAATTGAATATGGTTGGAATCATCCTGAAATTAACAATGAAAATATTTCTGACTTTCCAATTGATGTTTATGATTATGGTTTTAATGGTACAACAAACAAGGTAGAGAAGAAAGATATAAAGTTCAAAAGTGTGGCAAGTTTTTTAAATGGTCTTAAGAAAAGCAGTGTTTTTATATTAGAAAATTTTGATATATCTTTAGATGAAACAGGAACTACAACGGCTAATTTAAGTTTAGTTTCCATCGCCGGTAATGTTTTTTCAGCCGAAACTGGCTTAATTAATGTTAATTTCCAAAAGAGTCTTAGTGAATATGTTTTGTATAGAAAGCGATTGACAAGAATGGCCTCTAGGTATGAAAATAACCCACAATTATTTGGTAGAAAGAAGATAGTCAAACGTTTGAGGGATAGCATATCTATCCTTAATGGGGAAGATGCTTATGGTGTTGACAGAAGAAAGGTAAAAGAGCCGCTTCAAGTTAGAGGTAGTGCAAAGGCAGAGGTCGAAAAAAGAATAAATAAATTATTCTCAGCGAAAGAAAATGAGAAGAGGCTAGCTAGTTTTAGAAAGTTGGGCGAAACGACTGATAAGATATATTCAGAAAAGTTGTTAGTTCCTAATGTTATTTCTAAGGGAGCCAAGAAAAAATTTAAAGGGTTTTCAAGTGTCAATATTACATCTGAATCTAGTGGGAATGATTATTCTTATTTGTCATATGCTTTAAGTTCATTGTTTAAGTTTGTTGAAAATGACATAAAAAATGTTGTTCGAGGCGCAGATGTTGGCTTACATGGCAAGGTAGTTAAAGATTTAAATATAGTATATTTTACATTTAATAATTATTGTGGAAACATGAGTGGGAAAAATATAGGTTCTTTTGTTATAGATAAGAAAAAGTTTGTAGATGCAATTTTTGAAGTTGTTTCGTCTAAGCCTTCATATAACATTAATTTTAATGATATGAAAAATATATTTAAGAACATGGTTAGCAATAAAAAGAATATAAATTATGGTTTGCAAAAGTTTTACGATCACATTACTGACAAGCCTGTTGATAATCCAAACCTTCAAGAGCAATATAATGGGTTTATTAAACAAAGTGGTGGCCAATTTATTGTTCCAAAGATAAGATTTTTATTAAGAAGCACTAAGACTACTATTAAAAAAGAGGAAACAGTAAAGCATTTTCTTTTTATATATGATGAAGCGAACTTTGAATCTTCAGAGTCTTCATTTAACACAAAACAATTTGAAGATTTAATGGATGGTACAATTAGAGGACAAGTTAGTGGAGATGTTGAAAAATATAATTTAGAAGTTACCAAAAGAAAGATTAGAGATGAAATTAAAATGCCATATGTTATTCCTGGCACTGAAAGAAGCCCAATAAAGAAAATAGGGGCTAAAACTGAGACTAATGATTTGATGGGAGCAATTTATTTAGAGCAAAATACAGATCCCAACCCTATTATAACAAACAGATTGGTTAATCAGTTAGATGAGTTGCCAATTGATTATGTTCCAATGGAGCTTTCGATGGATATGGCTGGCTATCCTTTGTTAGAGCCACAAAAAAAGATGTTTATTGATTTTAAAACAGGAACAAATATAGATTCCATATATTCAGTGGGTGAGATAACGCATAAAATATCAGCAGATAATTTTACAACAAATTGTACTTTATATCCCTTACAAAGTTATTTAAAGTATAGGACAGCAGCAGATATAAGAAGTGAGTTTATTGATCTAACTGAAGAAAGTGTTACAAGAGCGCCGAGTGTTAGTGATGGTTATGATTTAGATGCAGCAGAGAAAATATATGAACGATATAGGGATGTTGCTTGGTCATTAATTAATCAAGATTTCATTAGGTTGTTTATAATGAGATATTATGCTAAGACTATTGAGCGAGAAACATATAGAAGTAAAAGAAACAGAAAGAAAATTCTTGTTAACAATAAATTAGAATGGTCACATGGTATTGGGGATACTAGCATATTTGAATTTTATAAATTAATGGCATTGGCAGAGCTTGATTATTTTAAATTAAGAATGCATGAAAAGTTGTATTATGAAAAGTTAATCGAGCCAAAGTCCTTTACTTATATTTTACCAGATGACATAAACAGAAACATGAAATCAATAAGAGATTCTTTAGATTCATTAGGATTTTTAAGTGAGTCAAGCTTTTTTTATTCATGGTTTTTGACTAATATTAATAATGATAGTAAAGGAAAAAAAGTTAATATTTCTGATTTAGAAAGGGAATATAAAACCTTATTATTTGGCGAGGGAGATGATGATAAAGGTGTTTTTGATATATTAGGTGTTGAAAACAAATATCCCTTTATAGGTAGTTTTACAAACAACAAAGCATATCCACCGAACAACATTGACCCAAAAGCTTTATGGAAATATTCTGATAAAAAGTTAGACAGGGTTTTGAGTTATTATCAATGGACAGAAAATTTTGATGTAAAATTAAAGCCTAATCAAATTAATAAAGCATTGTTTGCTGGTGGAGCGCCGGGCCAATTTAAATTAAATGATGCTTTGTTCGATAAGGAAATTAACAATGCATTTTTGAATGATGAATTAAGTTTTATTGCCTTAGCCACGAAAAAAGATGTTGAAATAGAATCTTTAAATGTTGGCTTTGACAAGTTAAAGGAGAAGTATGAGAGAAAAATGTTGAGGTTGGCACAGTTACAAGATGTTTTTGCTCCATTTGCTCCCGATCAAATCAAAGAGAAGTCAACATTGTCTTCAAGGAAATATTTTGCAAGAGTCTTAATTAAGTCAGGACAACAGACTGGTTTTGCCCCTATTGATGTCGATGTTAAGGGAACAAACAGGGGAAATGCTGCAAATAGGGCAAAGACAAACGAGAAAGTCTTAGGTGTTATAAATAAAAATAAAAAATTGATTTCAAGCATAGAGGTTTGGTTGTATAATAAGAAAGAAGATAGGGCTTCTAGCAAGGATCCCAACTCTAAAAAGGTTTTTAAAGTTTAATTAAAGGGTTTTATGGATTTTGATTATTTCATAGCATATATTAATAAAAATATATACCACTCAGACAGTAATAACATTAACAAGTTTGATGTTACATTTGATAAATCATTATTTGAAAACAACAATAGCATGTGTTTTGCCAATTCTCACCTTTTAAATATAAAAAACCTATATGATATTCAAGACATTATTCAGCTTTATAATATAAAAAGGCCAAGAATATATGATTATGATAGAAAGTTTATTAGAAGGTTTAACAATATAACAAAAAAAATAAATGCTTATAAAAGGTCATATGAATTATTAGGCGTTAATTTAAATCAACTTGAAATAGAAAAGTGTCTTCCAATAACAACATTAAGGGAATTTATTGGTTGCAGGTTGGAATTTATGAACTTTTTTATTAAATATTGTAAAAGTAATGAAACAGATTTAAGTTATTACAAGAATCATTTTATAAAACACAAACATGCCCTTAACAACCTTGGTGCTATCCATATGTCAAAAGAAAGCTTAGCATTTGCTTGCTTGCTTAATAAGAATATGGCGTCTTTGGCAAAAAAGGTAAGGTATTTAGATCATAAAAATGAATTGTTGTTTCCAATAAGGTATAATAACTTAAGCACTAAAACAGGCAGGCTGATTGTCTCATCTGGATTAAACATCTTGACATTACCAAAGAATTATAGATATTTAGTTAAATCAAAGTTCCAGGGGGGGAAAATAATATCTATTGACTTTAAAGCTATAGAGCCAACAATAATATTATCATTAATGGGCGGGGATGGAGATCTGGGTGTAGGTGATTTATATGGGAATATTGCAAAGTTAGCAAATAACAAGAATGTTGACAGGGATGTAATAAAAAAAATATTTTTACCTTTTATATATGGAGCTTCTTTGGAAAGAATCGTGGAGTTAAGTGGCATATGCAAGTCTGATGTAAAAAGGGTAAGTGATATAATTAACATTAACTTTAATAAAAATAAAATATTGTCAAAAATAAACATTAAAGATTATGGTTATGATAACAAGGTCTTGTATAATGAGTATGGAAGGCCGATATCTTTACAGAATAATATGCAAAAATATAAAAACATAAATTATTATGCTCAATCAACAGGAGTTGATGTTGTACTAGATGCATTGTATAAGATATTAAAGTTAAAAAAAGAAAAAGAATACAAGTCAGAGTGTGTTGCAATCATTCATGACGATCTGTTGTTTGACGTTCATCCTAACGAAGAACAGAAGTTTATTGATGATGTTGTTAGTATTATGACAAATAATAATATTATTAATAATAAAATGAATGTTTCAATTAGAGAAATTTTATAAATTTTGGTGATTATGTTATAATTAATTAATTAAACGTTTCAATGTTAAGGAGTTTTGTTATGTATTCAAATGATCGTACTGAGTTGGCTAAGAAAAACCATAAACGTCTTGTTAAATTATTGGACAACATTCCTGGCAGACGGGGAGAGTTAGCGAAGTTGATGATGGAAGATCTACAAGAAAGGTTTTGTATCGCACCCGCTTCGCATAAAAAGCAATTCCATGCTGCATATCCAGGTGGATTGATGCATCACAGTATTAATGTTTGTATCAATCTATTGAAGATGGCAAAGACACACTATCCTGATCGTTGGGATGATGGGCAATTAATTTTCGTTGCATTGTTTCATGATATCGGTAAGATTGGAAACTTAAAGGAAGATCAATATGTGTTTAATTCTTCTAAGTGGCACCAAGAAAGGGGCATCTACTATGGGTTTAATGATGATATTCAGTTTATGCTTCATGCACATAGATCCTTGTATTTGTTGCAACATTATGACATTAAATTAACTGAAGAAGAATATGTTGCTATTTTGACTCATGATGGTATGCATTTGGAAGCAAATCAAGCATATTCCCAAAAACAACCACCACTAGCACTAACATTACATTTTGCAGACATGTTAGCCGTTCAACAAGAAAAAGAAATGGAACAATTAGAGTCAGAAGAAAACTAGATGAACAAGATAATATTTTGTCTTTTTGTTGGGTTGACTAAGTAATTATAGTTATGTCAAAAGAAAAAAAACCATACGATGTTAATGATGATCATAGCCAAGATTTAACAGCAGAAGATATGTTAGATCTTATTGATGGTGAAGATATTAGTAATGATGGGGCAATAGTGAAAAAGAGTTCTCCCCAAGGTGCAATTGCTGGAAATAATCATTATAGGGACATGTCAAAACGATCCACCCCAGGTACAACAAGGGGATTCCCAGGTGGACCAATAGTAAAATATACAAAAGAGGAACTAAGACAAATGGCAACAGGTAAAAAAACAGAGTCAGAGTTAGAGTTTGAAGAGCTTGATGATGTTTTGGAAGAGGAAGAGGATAGTTTAGAAGAGGTAAGTTCAACAGCGTCAGTTGCAGGGTATCAAGCCCCAATGGGTCATGATTCTAAATCAAAGCCAGGGGCAGATAAAATGATGGATGATTGGGATGAGGTTGATGGTGATTATATAAATGATCCAAACATGAAAAAAAGCTTTAAAAGTAGTATGGCTTATAAAACAAGCAACAAGGTAAAGAAAGAGTCATTAGACTTATACATTAAAGATATTGTTATAGAGGAGTTAAACGAAGGCTTTTTTTCAAGATTATATGCTCAAGCAAAGGGGACAAAAAATTCTTTAAGTCAGTATGTCAAAAATGTACACGCATCCGGCCAGGGAAGAACAGAAGACATTATAAACCCTAAGTTTAAAAAGCAAGCAACTATTGCAGTTAGTGTTGTAGAAGGCCTGAGAGATTCGTTAAAAGGAAAGTTTGAAAAATATGTGGTGGATTTAATAAAAATATTTGGCAATCCAGATGATTATGATATGGAAGAAAGTGTTAAAAACAACCTAAATGAAATTGATCAAAACATTACAAAACTTATAGATAATTTAAATGAATTAATAGAGAATATGCAAGAGCAATTTAAGATTTAAAGTTTTCGAATTTAATGGTAAATCAAATAAAGTGGGGGCTAAAAGTGATGAAGAATAGAAATTACGATTCTGATGTTATTTTGTTGTGTACGATTATTGAACATTCCAAGTACTATCTGGAAAAAACAGTGGATAATATTACAAGAAACTTTGAGGTTGTAGGTGGAAATATATTTGTCCTTAAAACAAAAGATAATGATAATAGCAAATTTATATTAACTTATAATGTTAAAAACCAGCCGGATCTAAAATATAAGGACATCCTTAAGTCAACCTTTCAGATCCATAGAAAAAAAGATTATAACGTCTTATATACCCTTAATGCGTTGAATATGGTTGTTGTAAATGAAAATGGGGAGCAAAATAGAGATTATGTAATTGATTGGGAAAACTATAAAAATTCACTATTGCTAGTCAGAAATAATGATGAGCTTCATAAGATTCCAACAGTCTTATATGAAATTATTGGTGTCTAATTAAAAAAAATGCTTTATAGATAGAGAAAACTTTGCTACAATGTTGTTAGTTAGGTTGTGTTTTAAATGTTTTGTTAACCTTAGAAAATTAAGGAGAGAAAAGAATGGATTTTGAACTGATTAAAAAGAAACTAGAGAAGCTTCAAAGTGGTCCTCAAGGCTCTGGAAAGAAGGATACATGGGGACCAGGAATTGAAAAGGCTGTGCATGAAGTAAGGATTGTGCCTATTAAGGGTGTGAATGATCCTTTTAGGGAACGAGCTTTTTATTACAACATTGGAAAATATCGTAGTCTGGTGTCTCCATGGGCAAGCTTTGAAAAACAAGATCCTATTTGGGAATTCAGGAAAACTCTTTTTGATAAAGGGACAGATGATTCAGTGGCGCTTGCAAAACAGCTTTCTCCAAAGTCTAGATATTTTGCACCAATTATTGTAAGAGGCAAAGAAGGTGATGGAGTAAAGTGGTGGGGATTCTCTAAAACTGTTTACATGTATCTTCTTTCAAAGCTAATTGACGAAGATTATGGTAACTATATTGATGCAAAAGAGGGCAGAGATATTAAGGTTATTGTAACTCCAGTGCAGGGAAGGGCTTATCCTGATATTGATGTGGAACTTAAGCCAAGAACAAGTCAGCTTGCAGAATCAGACAAGGAAATTAAAGAGTTGATGGAAGGTATTTCTGATTTTGACAACATTGAGTTTCTTAAGGCAAAGTCATATGAGGAGTTAGAAGAAATTCTCCTAGAATGGCAGGCAGAAATGACTGATGAGCCAAGTGTTGAGGAAATCGATAGCGGTTCAGAATACAAAGGTAAAGATAAGGAAGAAAAGCCTGCTTCTGGTGTGCATAAAAGTATTGATGACGCTTTTGATGACTTAGGTTTGGATTAATAAAAATTAAATAAAAATATTGCTAACTTAATTGCCGTCCTTCGGGACGGCATTGCAATGGAGTAGTGTGCAAACATGGTAACAAAAAAAGAAACTAATAAAGAAAAAAAAGAAGAAGAGCAAAAAAAGAAGTTTATTGAAAAATCAAAAGAGAATGACAAAATTATTAGTGAAATCTCAAAAGAATTAATTGAAGAAATTAATAAAAGCTCAAAAACAAAAATAGCTTATTCCCTTGGGTTCGAAGAAAGCCCAACTGATATTAAAGAGTTTATTTCAACAGGAAGTACGTTGCTTGATTATGCAATTGCAAATAAAAAAGGTGGAGGTGTGCCTGTTGGAAGATTAACTGAGATTGTCGGTGAGGAAAGTTGTATCACTGGACGTTCCGCTATTAGAGTCTCTACTGATGGAGATGTAAAAAAAATAGTTAAGATTGTTGATATTAAAGAAATGTTAGAGAGTGGTAGAAGTGTTTGTGTTGACTCTCCTTATGGTTTTATTCCTGTAAAAAGGTTTGTTGAGAAAGGGAAACTACATGCTATTAAGGTTGTTGTTAAGGATAAAAGGTTTATTGAATGTACTGGTGATCACTTGTTGTTTTGTGAAAATGAGAATGAAGTTGGTTGGGTTTGTGCAAAAGATTTAGACATCAGTGATAAAATATCTACAGTTACTGGTCCTCAAAAAATTATATCAATTGAATCAATTGGAAAACATGAGATTTATGACATTGAAGTTGATCATGAAGAGCATTGTTATTGGGCAAATGGAATAAAAAATCACAACACAGGAAAAAGTTTATTAGCCATAGAGTTATTAAAATCAACCCAAAAGAAAGGTGGTATTGGAGTTTTGTTGGATACTGAAAATGCAACCAGTCCTGAGCTACTTAAAAGACTTGGTATTAATTTAAAGGGTTTTGTGTATGCACAACCTAATCATATTGAAGATGTGTTTAGCACAATTGAGCAAGTTATTAAAAAGATAAGAACAATAGGTAAAAATAAGCCTGTGACAATTGTTTGGGACTCCGTTGCTGGAACTCCTACAAAAGCAGAGTTGGATGGTGAACATGATGATAAGTTTATGGCTGCTGCTGCAAAAGTGATTGCTCAAAGTCTTAGAAAAATTACACAGATGATCGGTTCAGAAAAGGTTACAATGGTATTTACTAATCAATTAAAGTCAAAGATTGGTGTGGTTTATGGTGATAGTATGGTATCGTTTGGGGGCAAAGCGATACCCTATCACTCTAGCACACGGATTAAATTGTTAAGAGATGGCAAAGTGCTTGGTGATAAAGGCAAAGATGATCAAATTGGGGTTGGTGTTAAGGCCAAGGTTATTAAAAATAAAGTATCTATCCCATTTAAGACTGCTGGCTTTAATATTATGTTTAACGTTGGAATTGAAGAGAGTGAACAAATATTTGATACTTTGGCTAAGGCTGAAAACTTAACTTATACTATTAATGATAAAGAATGTATTGTTAATTTTTCTGCTAGCGCTTGGAGTAAAGTGGTTGCAAAAGATCAGAAAGGCAACATTCTTTTAAATGAAAGCTTCAGGAAGAAAGAATTTAAAGAAAAGATAATCAATGTATATCCTGAAATGATCGAAGAATTAATTGATCAATCTTGTGTTAGAAAACTTGGCAACCCTGAAGAGTTTGAAATAAACCCAGATTCCTACCTTGAAGTGTCTGCTTTGGCAGATCAAATCTTAGAAAATTAAAAAAATAACAAAAAAATAGCTTATTTAAATTTTGTCGTCATATGGGAATCTGATTTTCTTGAATGGTTCAAATCTTAATTAAATACCCTTAAATTACAATTTTTTTAAAATATATTTCAGTTGTAGGTTAACAAATGAACCTTGTTGTGGTATATTGTTGTCAGTTGAAAAGGAGGGCTAATGTTCAACAAATCAATGATGACAGAATATCCTAGTGGAACAAAACATTGGTATCTAAATGGAAAGTTGCATCGAGAAGATGGTCCTGCTGCTGAGCATCATAGTGGAACAAAAGGATGGTATCTAAATGGGGAGTGTCATCGAGAAGATGGCCCTGCTTATGAACATCCTGATGGATATAAAGAATGTTATCTCAATGGGCAATTTTATTATGACACCAAAGGGAAGTTGCACAATAATAATTTCCTGGTATCAAATGAATATACAGGCCTAGTAATAATAATGGGAGGGAAAAATAAAATAAGGTTCATGAGAACAATAAATAATATATATCTGGTAATTAAATTTGAGGAGTTATAAATAATGTCACATAAATATAAAGTTGGTGATATTGTATGGGTTAAAATTCCACCAGCAAAGGACATTAAAAATAGAAAACATAATAAACATTTTATTGCTGCCTGTGGTGGTTGCAGTTGTCTAGGAAGAGTCAGCAAAGTATTAAATCAAAACGGTTTAAATAATAATAATAATATCTCAGGTTGGCATTATAATGTTGAGCTTTCATTGCTATTCCCGCTTGAGCTTAACAACTTGTCTGCTGTTGATGAAAAATATAAATGGTCTATTGCCGAAGAATGGATTGATAGAAAAATAAAATGACTTATAAATACAAATATGAAATTGGTGATATTGTATGGGTTAAAGAGGCTTTTTATTGGCCAAGAAAAGGCAGCTATTCTTTTTATACTGGACCAGTAAGCATTGTTAGTTGTGGATTGTCAGGAAAATATGATCATGATATAAGGGGGATTGTATATGTAGTCAGATTGCCTGTTGGGGTATATGAAGGTCTTAGTATTATTGGAGAAAGCCAAATAAAAGGTTTAATAAATGAAAATTTATAAATATAAAGTTGGTGATATTGTTTGGGTTAAAATTCCAAACTTAAGAAATGTTAAAAATGAAAATTGTAAAGGACATGCAGTTGTAAAAAAGGGTGGTTGTACCTTTGTTGCTGTTATTTTTGAGGTATATTCTCATAACAATAAATTTGGTTCTTGGGATTATGTCATTTCATTGCCTATTGGTTTTAGTCTTGAATATGGCACTAAAAAACTTAAAGAGTGGGCTATTGTCAAAGAGTGGGTTAAAGGGAAAGTAAAATGACTTATAAATATAAAATTGGTGATATTGTGTGGATTAACAACTATCAGCATATGTGTGCAGGGAAGTTCATAACGATGTCAGGTCTTGCTATTATTCAACAAAGTTACATAAATGGTTCTAAAAAATATCTAGTTTCTTGGGTTGGGTTGCTGTCTGGTCGTTGGGTAGCAATAACGGAGAAAGATATTGACAAAAAAATTAATGTTTAGACATAGAAAAGGTGATATTGTTTGGGCTAGTTGTTATATTGTTAGCTTTAATGGCGTTCTTGGGTTTTATAGGTGGCAATCATTTTCAGGAGTAGGAATTGTTTATCACCCAAGATTTCCTGGCAAATGTGGTAATTATTATGAATATATTATTAAGTTTGGGGAGCATATATATGGAATAGCCAAAGCAGATTGCACAAAAGGAATAAATAATGAAACATTTTAAGCACATTTTTAAAAAGAAAGGATATAAGATAGACTGGCAATATGATGATGGTATTGGTTATAGTAACAAACATCATATTGTTCGAATTCTTTATAAGGAAGGTAAAGGAGATACTGTTTCAATGGGATCAGCGAAGTATTTTGACAGGTGGGCTAACTCAAGTCATATTAATTGGGAAATTATGGAAAAAAATAATAATTGGACTGAAAAAATGGTTGAAGAAGACTTTTTGAACAACCTCAGAAATGCTGAATGGTTATGTTTAATTATTGCAAGGTTGTTGCCAACTCTTTTTGACAACCCTCTTTTTAGAATTGATTTGTGACTTATGGTTAACAAACAGGGTTGGTTGTGGTATAAAGGTTTTATTGATTGATATTTAAAAGGAAGGGACAAATGGAAAGTATCAATGAAAAAATGGTTTGTGAGTTTATTGGTTCTGTTGATTGGGACAACAATAAGGAAGTACAAAAGCAAGACATAGAAGATCGTTACGGTGAAAACACATGGGCCTCAGATGATGTTTGGGAACAGTTTTGAAATTTTATAGTAATGAAATTAGAAAGTTATGTTGGGTTGATGGAAGGGTAGGTTTTTCATTGGGTGATCATTATGTTTATCGAGATTTTGTTGGGCCATTAATGATTATTTTCAAAGATACGTCAATGAAACAACAAGCTTTATATCTTGGGTTTTATTCCAAAGATGAATATATGTGTCTTGTTTCGGAAGATGCAATTAAGGACATTATAGAAGGCTGATTGATGAAAAAAAATAAAAAGTATAAAGCTGGCGATGTTATTTGGTATCAGATTCCACTAAAAGAAGTTGCGGAGCTTACTGATTATCAAGCTTTAATTAATAATCATTTTTTATTAAGCTTTAAAAGGGCTGTCAAAGGTCTTGCTATTATTTCTGAACAGTCTACATGGAACCCCTGGGATTATGATATTGTTTTTGCTAACAAGTTAATTGTTGATAGATTAGAAATTGGTGGTTGTCAGATTCCTGAAAGTTGGGTTTTGGAAAAGGTAGAGATATGATTGATTTGTACTTTACAAACAGCACATCTAAAGAAATATCTAGACGAACATTTCATTATCATTGCAAATCGTTAAGTTGGCAATTTATTGGTGGTGGACAATCATTAAAGTTTTCAAGAGTATTCTTTGATCGTTATGCATATGATAATTTTGCCGCAAATAAAATAATTTATGTTGGGCCAGTCGTTAGACGAAAAGTTATTTTTGTTAGTAAATTTAACCCTAAAGAACAAATGGCTTTTTTTACATATACTTTCCCCAAGTTTGTTGGTGCAGAAAGAATAGTTTCGGGTTGGTTTATAAATAGGAAGGGTGACAAAATAACTTTATGTTCTGATGTTGATTGGTTTGAAAGATGAAATATATAAAAATTGAAACTAACTTTGGCCATTTAATTCAAAAAAGAAAACAATTTGAAATGTTCTTTATAGCAGGATTCAAATTTGATATAATTAAACAAGAGGTTGCTTTTGTTAATTTGAAGTATAAGTTAACAAACGATCAATTCAATTATGTTGGCCCAGTTATATTAAAAAGGCTGCTTGGTGAAAAGGGAGAAGAAGATGTTGTTGTTATAATTGAAACATTTAAGTTGCCAGAAAGCCGATTAAAAAAGCTCATTGGGCTTAAGAGTTTACACGTTAAGAATGATGGGTTAATATTATTTATCAATACTGAAGCAAAAAATGAAATATAATCTTGACAAAGGGTTAGTTTTCACTTATATTACTGAAGAAGGCAGAGAAGGGCTTCCAGTATATGTTGTACTAATTAATAAACAGGGAGACTTGCTTTATAATAATATAGCTTTGTTATATAAAGAATGTCATGGTAACTATTTTAGCTTTAAGTTTTTAACTAAAAATATATATAATGTTGTGTTTTCTAAAATAGACAATACAAATTGGTTCATAAATAAGAGGAACATACAGAAACTTTATTATTTAAATGGGGGAAATGGTTATGGGAAGTGATAATATTAAAAATAAAATTGTTGGCATTGATCTTGGGACTTCTCGATCTGCAATTGCGGTGATGGAAGCAGGCAAGACAAGCATTATTATTAATCAAGAGGGCGATAGAACAACACCATCAGTTGTTAGTTTAAGTGACGGTTCAGTTGGGATATCAGCAAAAAGGGCTGGAGTTGTTCACCCGGAATCTACAATTTATTCAGTAAAAAGGTTGATTGGTAGAAGGTATAAAGATATTAAGGGTGAGTTAAAAAACTTATCATATTCTGTCTTTGAAAACAGCAATGGTTCAACAAAAATTGTTTATGATGATAACGAACATTCACCACAAGAGATCTCTTCAAAGATATTAATTAAACTTAAGAAGGCCGCTGAAGATTATCTTGGGGAAAAGGTTGAGAAGGCTGTTATTACCGTTCCTGCTTATTTTGATGATTCTCAAAGAATGGCAACAAAGGTTGCAGGCGAAATTGCTGGGTTGGATGTTGTAAGGATCATCAATGAGCCGACAGCGGCAGCTTTAGCTTATGGTGTTGATAAAAAAGATGATTTTAAGGTTATGGTTGTTGATATTGGCGGGGGAACAACGGACTTCTCAGTACTTGAAGTTGGTGGCGGAATTGTTGAGGTATTATCAACAAGTGGCGATACATATTTAGGTGGTGATGATATAGATAATGTTTTGTTGGGTCATTTTATTGAGGAATTTAAAAATCAGACTAACATCGATGCCTCTGGTGATAAGATGGTTATGCAGAGGTTAAAAGAGGCAGCGGAGAAGGCGAAGATTGAGTTGTCCCTAATGTTGGAGACTGAGGTTAACTTACCATTCCTTTCAGCAAATGAAACTGGTCCTAAGCATTTTATTTATAAGCTTAGTAGGAGTAAGTTCGAGGTAATGATTATGCCATTGTTAGAGAGGGCCTTGGTCCCATGTAAAATTGCATTGGAAGATGCTAAACTAAGTGTTGATGATATAGATGAGGTTTTGTTTGTTGGTGGAACAACAAGAATTCCATTAGTGACGAAAATTATGGTTGATTTTTTTGGAAAAGAGCCAAACAAGAGTGTTAATCCAGATGAAATTGTTGCAATGGGTGCGGCTATCCAGGGGGCGGTTCTTTCTGGTGACGATGCCGTGAAAGATATTTTGTTGTTGGATGTCACTCCATTGTCTTTGGGGATTGAAACTTTAGGTGGAGTATTTACAAGAATTATTGAAAGAAACACAACAATCCCTTGTGTAAAATCGGAGATCTTCTCTACAGCAGCAAATAACCAACCAGCAGTATCTATTGTTGCCTATCAGGGGGAAAGAAATATTGCTGCAAATAATAAACTTTTAGGTAAGTTTGATTTAATTGGAATTCCACCTGCCCCAAAAGGTACTCCACAAATTGAAGTTAAATTTAATTTGAATTCAGATGGCATTTTGAATGTTGTTGCAACTGATAAGGTGACTGGAGAAAATAAAGATATTACAATTACATCTTCTTGTGGGCTTTCTGATGAAGAAATTGAAAAGATGAAAAATGATGCAGAAGAGAACAAAGTAAAAGATGAGGAAAAAATTGAAATTATCAATTTAAGGAATGAACTTGAAACATTAAAAATTTCTGCTGAGAGCCTTTTTAAAGAGCATTCAGGGAAGGCCTATGTCAACCCATTGGGTGATGTTATAAAATCCACTGAGGAGCTTTTGGGGAATTCTGACACCACGTCTGAGGCCTTAAATGAGCAGAAAAAAATGTTAGAAAGTATTCTCCACAACATCTCAAAGGAAATGTATCAGGGCTGTTCTGATGATGACCTAAGTTGCGATGCCAGGGGGGAAAACAGTAAAAGAGGTGAGGTAATTATTGACGCAGAATTTGAGGATATTGAATAAGCAATGAAAGTAAGGCAAGGATTTGTCAGCAATAGTTCAACAAGCAGCTTTATTATTACTAACAAGTCTGATAAAATGCTAAATGTAGTTGATTTGGTGATTGATTTGTCTGATAGGCTAGGGGAGTCTTATCTTGACATTTCTTTGAGACAACTATTAAATGATGCTGAGCAATTATATAGGAATAACTATAACTTAAAGCCCAAAATAAGTATAAAGTTATATGTTTCAAATGAAGATGATAATTATGCAAGCTGTTTTTTAAGTCAGATCTTAAATAAAGATAGAGATGAGGTTAATGAAAGTGAAAATTTTACATGGGAATTTAAAAATTATTATGGATAAACGGAGGTAAAAAAATGAAAATTAGAACAGGCTTTGTTAGTAACTCCTCATCAAGTAGTTTTATTTGTAACGTGTGTGGAGAAAATGTTTCAGGTTATGACATGATGTTAAGTGAAGCAGAAATGTATGAGTGTGGTAATGGTCATATTTTTTGTGAAGGTCATGTTAAGGGCGGGTTTGATTATCATGAGATTCTTGGTAATGAAGAGAAGTTATTGCAGTTTGTTGAAAATAAATTAAATGGTCAAATTACAACAACGAAAAATAACATAAGGAAACTTAAGGCCACTAATTCAAATTGGAATTCATCAGGCTATGAAGCAAACATTAGCAATCTTGAAAAAGAACTTAGTGAGTTGAAAAATAAAGAATATGAAGAAATTATAGAAGAGTGGGAAAACTTTTTTGAGGAAGGAGAGTATAGGTATGAATTTCCTATAGACTATTGTCCTGTTTGTACTTTAGAGGCATTCAGAGATGAAGATTTGTTAGAGTTTATGTTGGCATCTCAAGGGAAAAACAAAACTAATATTGAAGAGGCAATTAAAAAATCATTTAAAAACATTAATGAGCTTAATGAATTTATTGGAAAAAATAAAAAGGGTTAAAACATGAAAGTTCGTCAAGGTTTTGTTAGTAACAGTTCAAGCACATCATTTGTTATTAAAGAGGAGTCGATTAAAACTACAGCAGAATGTGCATTGCAAATGTTAAAAATTGTTAAAGATGATTATTTTGATGAGGATAGGGAGTCAATTATTGAAGGAATTAGAAAATATTCTAATGGGAAAATTTTGATGGCAATAAAATGGCTGCAAAACAATATTAAATATGATGGAAATATATATTTTCCATGGTCAATTAATTATAAAACATATATTTGGAAAAATAATAATGGGATATTTGTTGACACATGCAATAATCATTACTGGCATAATCATTTTGCTGTGGATTCTAGAATGGATCATTATTGTTGGTATACTTCTAAATATAATGACACACCGGAAAAACTACCTAGCGACACTCCAGATCCAATTAATAATTATTTTGATGAATATTTAGACTTAAGTGATCTTACTTTTGTTGATATTAAAGATAATAAATATTGCTTTTAATAAGTATGGTTTGGGTTGATAAAGGTAAGATCGAATGGGGGTCCAATGATTAGCAAAGAAATAGTTGAAGAGGGAAAAGCATATTGGGTTCAAGTTAGCCATATAGAGACATTTACTACTGGTTCTTTTTCTTATCCAATTAACTATACTGGCGTGGGGGTTGTCAATAGGAATAAATATTATAAAGAACATCCTTATTTTTTTATTAATTTGTCAAAACACACTACTAATTATTTGTATATGGTTTTAGCCAAAAACATTAATTTTATTGAAAAGATAGGAGAGTTATAATAAATGCCAAGATTTAAAGCTGGAGACATTGTGTCTTTCAAGTATAGTGGGCCATATTCACATGATCCAAGTCCAATGGTGTTAATATTAAACCCAAGTTGGGGTGGGTTTGTACATGCAATTAACTTGAATTATTTAACAACACAACAAACAATTCATTTATTGTGCTTAGCCTATCCAGATAAGGCAGAAGATTTAACATTTAGTTATCCTGCTGTTAAAGATTTTTTAAAAACTTATGGAGAGGTTCCAAATATTCATGAGCATCAAAAGTTTTATTATAATTATGTTCAAGAGCCAGCAACGAGGCTAATGGTATATAGAAAATATCGTGCATCAAGAATGAATGGGATTAATTTTAAAACTGTTGAAACTCTTAATAAGTTTACCTTGCAGGGAAGGCAGGAAAGAGAACGTGTTGAACAGGGTGAAGTTGACAAGTTAGCTAAAGAAAAAGAAGAGCAAGAAAGACAGGAACAAGAGGAAATCGATAAGCGTGCTCAAGAGGAGTTGGAAGCACAAGAGGCAGAAAAGGAAAAAATTGAAGAAAGTAAAAGAATAAATCGTAAAAAGAAAACTTCCAGTAAAACAAAAAGGCCCAAGAGAAAAAAGAAGAAGATTTAAATGGTTGATCAAAAGAATAATTCTATATGGTTAGCATGGTTAGGGAAAGTTCTTTGGGTTGATTATAGTTTTATTCCTTATTATTATGTTAAAAATATTATAGATTATGAGCCAATTAGAACAAAGACAGAAGCCGTTAAAAGACAATATTGTGGCCCTGCAATTGTTGCTGGTATTGATTTTGGAGTCAGCGATGCTTCAGGTGGAAATAAAAATTTAACTTTTCCATATTATCAGTTACAATTAGCGAACAAGGAAGTTAATATTGAAAACAAAGTTTATAGTATTATTAGGCCCATAAGAAGAGATCCAACTGACAACATTTGGTTAAACAGATATATATTTTTGGAATTGTTAAAAAATAATGGAGAGAAAGAAAAGGTTAAAGGAAACGAATGTTAGTTTGGATTAATGGTAAATGTGGTTATTGTGGGGTTGGGCTTGTACAATCAACATTAACATCTAGGGATACTGGAAGAGCATTATATATGATAAGTGTTCAAAATAATTCAGTTTATAAATTTAAGAAATCTGAAATTGCGAAAGAGAATTACATTACTTTTGATAAAAAAATTAAAAGTGCTGAAGATTTAATGGTTTTTCATGGGATGGATTTTTTTAGTCATTTTACATATACAGACAAGACTGACTTAGTTTTAATGGGGAAGAAGGGTGGGTAATAAATTTAAAAATGGTGATTCTGTGTGGATTAATTGCACTTGTCCCTATTATGTTGGGCTTGGGATCATTATTCAGAAATATGGAAATGCATATATTACAAGAATTGCTAGCAAATCATTTGCAGTAGATTCTACAAGTTATCAAACAAGAAAGCTAAAGTGCAAATGGAATTTAGAAATGGCATTAGATTTATCATGTCATTTAAAACATCCTGTTGAGTATATATTTGACAATGTGTTATATTTACAAGAAGATCATTTAACATTAGTGGAGAAAAGATGAGCAAAAGCAAAGAGATGGTTATGTTGATTGATGGATTATCTGAATTTATTAGACATTTCACGGCTAATCCAACACAGTCAGCTATAACTGGAAATCATATTGGTGGTGCTTTTGGGTTCTTAAGAGCACTTTCTTATTTGACTTATAATATTAGGCCAAGCAAAATTATAATTGCATGGGATGGAAAGGATAGTTCAAAAAATAGAAGAAAGTTGTTGCCTGAATATAAAAATGGAAGAACACCATTGAGGTTGAATAGGTTTTATAAGGATGAAACTCCTGTTGAGGTTGAAGAGAATAAAAAATATCAACTGAGGTTATTGTTTTTATGCTTGAAGTGTTTACCAATCACACAAGTTTTTTCTGATGGTTGTGAGGCTGATGACATTATTGCTTATTTATGTGCAAACAAGTTCAAAGATAACAAAAAGTTGATTGTGACAAATGATAAAGATTTTTTTCAATTGCTCGACAACAAGACAATCATTTACAGAAGCATTAAAAGAGAGTATGTCACAAAGAAGCATTTGATCGAAGAGTTTAAGATTTTGCCAGAAAATTTCGCTATTGCAAAAGCTATAAATGGTGATAAATCTGACAACGTTACTGGTGTTCATGGCTTTGGGTTTAAGACTATTGCCAAGATGTTTCCTATTTTAAGTGAAAAATATATATATATTAACGACTTTATTGAAACGGTAGAAGGTTTTGAAGAAAAAAACAAACTAATTGAACGTTTTTTGGAAGATAAAGAGGTCGTGAAAAATAATTATAGAGTGGTAGCATTAGACGGGGTGATATTAAAAAATTCTCAAATAGATCAGTTAGAATATTGCTTTGAAAAAGAGGTCGTGTATGATAAAATAAAGCTATTGAGATTGTTTAATGAGTATGGTTTTAATAAGTTTGGGTTTAATTGGCCAAATGTTTTCAATTATTTAATGGAGGTTAAAAATGGGGTTTGATCATGATTATGATAAAGAACTAGTTGGGATTTTGAGTGAACGTTATAAGGATGTTAAGTTTGATATTGGTAGAAATGGTTTTCTTTACGCAAATAGTATGTCAACTCAAGTAAGTTGGAAAAGTGCTGTTGATGACTTCAAAAAGGCTTACATTAACAAGAAGGTGCAATCTTGGTTGCATGACAACATGAAGTTAATGGATGCTTATTTTTATAATGAAACAAATTCAGAACAACAGTAAAGTTATAAATAATGTCAGAAAACAATAATAATAATAATGTTGATTTTTCTTCTTTTGGGCCAACGTTTCAAAAGAAGATTGTTCAAGCATTAATTGTTGATCCAAAGTTTGCTGAGCAGTTGGTTGACATTCTTAATGTTAATTTTTTTGTTTTACAATATTTAAAAGTTATTGTTGATAAATATTTTAGTTATTATACAAAATATAATGCATTTCCATCATTTCAATTGTTATGTACAATTATTAAAGATGAGGTTGGTTCTGAAGGCGAGGAAGGTTTGGTCAAAAAAGAGATTTTATCTTATTTTGTTGACATAAAGACCCAGCCTTTAAATGGTGATTTGCAGTATGTTAAAGATAAGGCTTTGGAGTTTTGTAAGAGTCAGTCATTGAAAAATGCTATGTTCGAAGTAGTTGATATGATGGATAAAATGGATTATGAAAACATTGTATCAACTATTAAAAAAGCCATTGATGTAGGGGGAGAAACGGACTATGGCCATGAGTATAGTGAGCGATTAGAGGACAGGCTTTCAGAAGATAATGTGGAAACTGTTGCGACTGGCTTTGATGTTTTGGATGATAAGAATATTTTAAATGGTGGGCTGGCAAGGGGAGAGTTGGGTATTGTTATTGCGCCTACAGGTGTTGGCAAATCAAATATGCTGGCAATATTAGCAGCTAATGCAATGAGGCAAGGGCTAAATGTGGTTTATTTTACATTTGAGTTGTCTGAAAAAGATGTTGGTCGAAGGTTTGATGCCAACTTTTCTGGAATCCCGCAAAATGAATTAAAAGATTTCAAAGAAAGTGTTAAAGAGAAGGTAAGTCAAAAAAGAGGGAGACTTTTTATTAAATTTTTTCCAACAAAAAGTGCAACCACCAACACCTTAAGATCTTATATTGACAAGTTAGCAATAAAGAACTTTAAATGTGACTTGCTAGTTTTGGATTATGCGGACACAATGAAGGGAACAAGATATACAGACACAAAAAGATTTGAACTTGAGGCAATTTATGAGGATTTAAGGAACTTGGCAGGTGAATTACAAATTCCACTATGGACTGCTAGTCAAAGCAATCGCTCTGGATACAATGATGAAATACTTGAGATTGATAAGGCACATGAAAGTTTTGCAAAAACAATGGTTGCAGATGTTATCATTACGTTAACAAGAAGGTTAAAAGATAGGGCAAACAATATGGGCAAGCTTTATATTGGCAAATCTAGAAGAGGCAGAGATGGGCTTGTGTTTCCTATTATGCTAGATACAGCAACAGTTAGGGCTGAGATTTATAATAAGTTAGATCAAAGTCTTGTTGAAAAAATGATGAACAAAGGCGAACAAGGTGTTGATATGAAAGAGGTGTTAAAAAGTAATAGTGTTCAGGAAGCCTTTGCAGAATTAAGGAACAAAAATAACAAATAAATTGGAGAAGAGTTTTAATGTTAAGAACATATACTGAAGTTGAAGTTAAAGAAGCCACTTTAGATTATTTTAATGGTGATGAGCTTGCTGCAAATGTTTGGATCAACAAATATTGCTTAAAAGATAAAGACAATAATTTTTTAGAAAAAACACCAGATGATACACATAAAAGGCTCGCAAAAGAATTCGCTAGAATTGAAAATAAATATAAAAATGCATTGCCTGAAAAAGATATCTATGAATTAATTAAGAACTTTAAGTATGTGGTTCCGCAAGGTGGCCCGATGAGTGGAGTTGGCAACAAGTATAAAGTACAAAGCTTGGGCAATTGTTTTGTTTTAAATTCTCCATTTGATAGTTATGGTGGAATTTTACAAACTGATCAAGAAATTGTACAAATTGCAAAAAGACGTGGTGGTGTTGGTTTTGATATTAGCACAATAAGACCGAAAGGAGCTAATGTTAACAACTCAGCAAACACTTCTGACGGTCTTGCTTTGTTTGTTGAACGTTATTCTAATTCGATTGGTGAAGTGGCCCAAGGTGGACGAAGGGGAGCGGGCTTAATTAGCTGCTCGATCCATCATCCAGACATCTTAGACTTTGTTACCCTTAAAAAAGATCTTAGAAAGGCTACCAACGTAAATTTATCTGTTAGGCTAACGAATGAGTTTATGGAAGCAGTCAAAAATAATACATCTTATGAACTAAGGTTTCCAGTTGGCAGCGATACACCAATAATTAAAAAAATGGTAGATGCAGTTGATGTTTGGGGTGAGCTAATCAAGTCTGCCTGGAAGTGTGGGGAGCCTGGAGTATTTTTTTGGGACACAATACTTGACAATTCTCCAGCAGATGCATATGAAAAATTTAGAACTGTTTGCTCCAACCCTTGTGTTTCCGGTGACGCTATTGTAATTACTGATATTGGTAACAAAACAATAAAGGAACTCGCTGATGCAGAAACTATATTTAAGGTTTTAAGCTTCAATGAAAGCAATAATGGGCTAGAATTCAAAGTAGCACATGCGTTTAAAACAAAAGATGAAAAAAAAATTATTGCAATTGAGCTTGAAAATGGTTCGACATTAAAATTAACATATGATCATAAAGTGTTTGTTTATAACAATGGATGGGTTAAAGCTAAGAAATTAAGAAAGAATGATGAAATAATTATATCAAATGGTGTTTCTAGAATAAAAGACATAAAAAGTCTTAATGAAAAAATTGAAGTCTATGATCTTAGTGTAAATGATAATAACAATTATTTTGCCAATGGTATGTTGGTTCATAATTGTGGTGAAATTTTTATGGGTGCTGGTGCAAGTTGTATATTAACTTTGCTCAACTTAAAATCATTTGTAAAAAATCAATTTAAAGAAGATGCTTACTTTGATTTCGAAATGTTTACAGAAAAGGTTCAATTGGCAACAAGGCTTTTGGATGACTTGGTTGATCTTGAATTAGAAAAAATAGATCAAATTATTGAAAAAGTAACTCTTGATCCTGAGCCTTCGTTTATTACAGAAACAGAAGTTAATTTATGGGAAAATATTAAAAGCATATTAGCTGAAAGTAGGCGAGTAGGGTTGGGCATTACTGCCCTTGGAGATGTTTTTGCATTTTTAAATTTAGATTATGGGTCAGATGAATCTATTAGCTTGACTGAAAAAATTTATAAGGCACTTTCTATCAACTCCTACAAGGCTAGTTGTATTTTGGCAAAAGAAAGAGGCCCATTTCCAGCGTTTGACGCAAGTGTCGAAAAGAACAATAGTTTTATTAGCAAGGTATTAAATGAAGATAAGGGGTTATATGATTTATATAATAAACATGGTAGAAGAAACATAGCCTTAACAACAACCCCACCAGCAGGTTCTGTAAGTTGTGAAACACAAAGCACTTCTGGTATTGAACCTGTATTTAAGTTGTCATATAAAAGACGAAGAAAAATTGGGCAAGGGGAAAATGCCAAGGTTGCTTTTATTGATGATTTTGGTACTGAGTGGGAAGAATATGAAGTTGAGCATTTTGGGTTAGTACAATGGAAGCATGTTTCTGGCTTAAATGATACAGAGAAGTCCCCTTATTATAATTCAACTTCAGATAAAATTGAGCCAATTAAAAAGGTTATGCTTCAATCGGCTGCCCAAAGATGGGTATGTCACTCTATATCAAACACAACAAACCTCTTAAAGACGGCAAGTGTTAATGATGTTAATGATATTTATATGATGGGTTGGCAAAGTGGTTGTAAGGGGATGACTGTTTATAGAGATGGTTCTAGGAGTGGAGTGCTTGTTTCAAAGGATGAGGAGAAAGAAAATAAATTTACACAATGTAACGCACCAAAAAGACTAAAGGAGTTAGTTTGTGATATACACTCTACTTCTATTGTAGGCGAACAGTATATTGTATTGGTTGGTTTATATAATAACAAACCATATGAATTATTTTCAGGGCTACAAAATAAAATTAAAATACCTAGAAAATATAAGACTGGAAAGATAGTGAAAAACTCTAAAAAAACCATTAGATCAACATATGACTTGATTGTTGGTGAAGGGGATGATGAGCTTGTAGTTTCAGATATTGTTGAACAGTTTGACAATAGCAATAACTTGTCTCTATGTAGAATGGTTTCATTGTCGTTAAGACATGGAGCTAGCCCTAAATATGTTGTGGAACAATTGCAAAAAAACAAAGATTCAGATTTTTATTCTTTCACAAAGGGGTTGGCAAGAATTGTAAAGGGATATATATCTGATGGAGAGTCTGCTAATGGAATGTTAAAGGCTTGTCCTGATTGTGGACAGGAAGATGGTCTTGTTTATCAGGGTGGATGCATTCAGTGTTCTTGTGGCTGGTCTAAATGTGATTAATTGCTTTAGTTTTTAACTAGGTCGTGGTATATTATTGTTAGTTTAAGGGTTTAAAATGATAGAAAGGGTTTTTGAATATGATAGATAATATAAGAAGGTTTTTAACTCCTAAAGAATATCATGATTTCTATAGGGAAATGGATGATAGGTTTCGTCATATGCCGATCACTCTTCAGCTAGAATCAACAGCAAACCAATTTGTTAATAATTATTTTAAATCATATTGCCCCAACTTATTTAATTATTATTCTTGTGAGGTAAGGATTGATGAGTATGGAGTTTTCCAAATGTGCTTTTTAGAAAAGGATCGTTTAGTTAAACATATAAAAATGGAGATTGAAGTATGAATAAAAGTATTGAACTTAGTAGGACTTGGGCTATGCCTTCTATTTGGACATTTAATGTTAAGCCTATAAAGCAATTAATAGATAAATATGTTCCAAATAATAACAATTGGGCAGATCCATTTGCTGGTAATAATAGCCCATGTAATATTACAAATGATATCGAAAAGAACAATCGTAATGCTGTATATAATCTTGACGCATTAGATTTTTTAAAACAGCTAGATAGGGGTTCTGTGGATGGTGTTTTGTTTGATCCCCCATATTCTGTTGAACAATGTCTTAGGAGATATACACCAAAACATAATGGTACGGCAGGAAGAGCAGAATATTGGGCTAAGTGTAAAGATGAGATAGCTAGAATAATAAAACCGGGAGGTTTATGTATATCGTTTTGTTGGGATAGTACTGGTGTTGGTAAAAAGAGGGGTTTTGAAATTAAAGAAATCATGATTGTTTGTCATGGAGCATGTCATAATGATACAATAATTACTATAGATAAAAAAATAAAATAGATTAGGAGGCTTTATGAAGTATTCAAGTATGGATGTTGAGCTTATGTTAAATAAAATTTTAACATTGCCTGATAATGATTTTTTGTCTCAAGATGAAATGATGAGATTAGAAACTATGTTAGGTGATTTGATGGGGATTAATAAAAATAAACATGATGATGGTGAAAATGCAGAAGGTTATAAAGAAATAATTGAAGAAACGTTAGATAGGCTATATGACTGTCAAGGGTATGTTGGTAGCATAGAGAGAGAGGTAGATGATGTTATTTATTGTTTAAAAAAAGCTGTGAAGGAGAAATAAAATGAAATATATTGTTGATATTACATATAAAGCTGTAGATAAAAAAACAAAAAAGAAGAAGCAAGAAAATAGAAAGTTTAATGTTGTTGGGAGTGGTAAGGATGAGGTTGTGGAGTGGGTGTATAAACAAATGGAAGTTTTAAATGTGAGCAAAAAAAATGTTGTTAGTGTGGAAGTTGTTGAGGAAGAGTTAAATGGATAATAATAAGAATATAATCAGAAGTCCCGCAGACAAAAAGTATAGTTATAGTACAGAAAAACAAGACTTAGACACAAGTGCTAATCTTAATTTTGAGTTTTTTTGTTCGTCTGACTCAAAGTTGCCAGTCAACTATGAAGTTTTAAGACATGAATATTATAGAGGTTTTATTGAGGACTATTTAGGTTCTACTGATTATATTATAGCTAGGATCCCAGAGACAATATTTAGAACCAAACACTTCAAGTTAGACAATAATGTGTTTGGTATATATAAAAAATATAGCGTTTTTAATGATAAGGTCATAAGTGTTGATAATAATATTCCGGCACCATTATCTTGTTATACTGTTTTTGATAGTAATATCAAGTTGGTTTTATTAGAAAGTCAAAATTTACTAAATGATAATGATGAGGATGATCGTTATTATGATGATTATAATGATTATTGTGTAGTTGGTGCAATTGATAAAAATGACTTTGTTAAGTTTGATAATGAATTAAAGAACTTAAACCTTAAAGTTGAGAAATATAAAAACAGTTCATTTGACCCAATGTACCTTACAGATGAAACTTCTATTATTAAAAAAGATATAGATTTTTTTACTAACAATAGAAGTTGGTTTGATCAAAAAAATATTCCTTACAAAAGGTCGTATTTATTTTATGGGCCTCCTGGAAATGGTAAGAGTCTGTTTATTAGTTGTTTGTCCAAGTTTTTATGTACAAAGCCTAAAACATTTGATTTTTCGGCAGCGTTAGACGCACCTGACACAGAGTTTATTAGGTGGTTGCATGGTAATAGTAATAATAATAGAAGAAGAGATAGTAATGCCCCTGCATCTTTAAATATGTCATCAATAAGCATGGCAAACAAAGGTGGCACAAATGTTAAGTTGTACATTTTGGAAGACATTGATAGGATGTTTGACAAAGAACAAAAAGTTAATGTTAGCTTAGCCGCACTCCTGAACGGCCTTGATGGGGCAAATAAAATAAAAAACTCTATTATTGTTGCAACGGCAAATAGGCCAGAGTTACTAGATAAGACTGTGTTGTTAAGGCCAGGAAGGTTTGATAGGAGGATTAAATTTGATTGTCCTAGTGAGGAAAATGCATATAAGTTTTTAAAAAACAAGTTTAAAGGTGAGCGGGTTTCTGGTAATATGATTAAAGATGTTGTTGGAAGATTGAAGGGTCATAGTTTTTCATTGTTAAATGAAATTTATATTTCTTCAATTGTTTCCACTTTTGACTTGAACAGAAAGAGGGCTACAGATTCTGATCTTAAAAAGGCTGTTCAAGAACACACTTATTTCTTAAATGAAATAAAAAATGTTAAAAAGGAAAAAACTGGCTTTGGAATTTAATTGACTTAAAATGGAGGTTTTAAAATGACAGAAGAAATTATGGAGATGGTAGAGAAATCAGAGGGCGCAGTGGATCTTGAGGCAGTAAGAGAGTTTATCGAAAGACTTTTTACATTAGAGCAAGAAGTTATTGGCCTAAGAGAAGATCGCAAGGTTCTTAAGGCTGAATATAAGGAACGCATCCCGATGAAGATGGTAAGTAATATTATTAAGATTGTAAAGGCTAAGCTTGCTATTGAGAATGCATCTCTGGAAACAATTGAAGAAGTAGAAGATATTGTTAAAGATAAAATTGGAATGATTATTGATTGATTAGGGGGAAGGCTAAATAAATGAATAAGCAATGTTATTGTTGTAACTTAAGTACAACAGGTGAGCATGAAAACTGTTGCCCCATGCATTCTGATAATTTGGAGAGTGAAATGTGTGGAAATATAATCTACGGATGGTGTTGTCCTATTTGTAAAAGAGTTTATGGCCCAAATAAGCTACAGTGTCTTGATTGCAATATGGAGCCTGAATTAAAAAGGCGACAGGAGGAAGGTGGGGCAGTTGTTCCTAGCTGTTGGTCAACAGACAATGTTGGCTTAGGTGAGACAAAGTGGGAGTTTTTTTATACTGAGGATGAACATTATAATCTTTGCTCAACAAGTGATATTAACATAAGTCCATTTAATGTTTTTCTAACAAAAGACTATTTGGAGGGGGCAAAAAAATATACTAAAAGAGCAGTCACAGTTAGGGCAAAACAAATCAAATTAAAAAAAGATAATGCCATTCCAGTTGTTCAAACCTTAGAGGGAACAATGAGAGGAAAAGAGGGTGACTATTTAATTGAGGGTATAAAAGGCGAGTTATATATTTGTGATCAAGAAATTTTTAACGAAACATATAGTTCAAGTTCGGATGAAAAGAAAGAACTAAATAAGCCAACACGCCCAGGCATCAGAGTAATAAAAGAAAGTAATGATAAACCAATTAAAAACAAGTAGGAGAGAAAAAATGATTAAGAATTATAAATTTTCAAAAGAAGTAGTTGCAAGATTAATGCTTATTCTACAAGAAGCCATTATGTTAGAACAAGATGCTGGTCAATTGATTGAAAATATCGTTTTGACTGAATCAAATAGAGAACTTGATGATGGTAAGGTTGAATTAACTCTTACAAACAAATATGTCGGTTCATTGTCTGAAGAAACTGCAAAAGCTGTTGAAGATTTTATCGGAACCAATGTTGATGGAAAAGAAGAATAAAGAAAATATTCAAGTCGGAGATTTAATTTGGATTAAGAAAGCATATGCTTGGGCTAACAGTAATTATCAATTTAAGATGTATGATAAAAGACACAAAATAAAAGAATTAGGAGTAATTTATGTTGGGCCAGCAATTGTTGAGGAGTTAGTTTCAAAAGAAGAAAAGTTACATGATTTTATTGATTGTTATTTAAATAGAACATTGATTAGAGCAAAGCTTCTTAAGGAAATAGAACTTAAGGTCAAGAATTATGGTAAGTGGCATGATGTTAAGGATGACATGGTTTTGGTTTCAATAAATGAATGGAGTTATGTGCAATGAAAAGTTATTTAGCAAAAGATGAGCTATTAGAATTAGTCCTAAAATTAATTAAAGATAAAAAAGAACAATTTAAATATAGTATTAATTACAATTACTTGTTCGTTAAAAATAAATATTTTAAATAGTTTCGAGATTGATGGAGGGTAAAATGGATGGTGACTTGTTAAAAGAACGTAATGTCTTGGAAGAGGCAAATTGCTTGTCAGCAACAAAAGCAATTGAACTTATTATTTGTGCCTTAACACAAAAAAACAATAAATTATTTTGTAGAGACTATAAAAATAATAATATATTGTGGTTTGAAAATAATAATGTTTCTATATATGTTCAAAAGTTTTTTTTGAGTTATTGTATATCTCTAGACAAGCTTGATTGTAAACATAATATAAAAAGAACTATTTTTAATAGATGTTTATTTAAATTTGGAAAATATAGACATTTATTAAGGCAACTTAACCCTATTATCATAAATAAGTCATTAATCAATAATAAAAGGCATGAAATGATTAGAAAAGAGGTTGAAAGAGAGTTCTTAAATGGGGTTGTTAATAATTAATTAGTGGGAGAAAATAAGATGAATGATGGATCTGTTGATAACATAAGCAAAGAAGTTGAGGAACTTTCAACTATTTCAAATAATAATAATTGGTCTAGTGTTAGAACTATTAATGAAAATTATGAGCTAATTGAAACAAAATATTCTTTTGGCACAAGAAAATGTTATAAAGCATTGAAGCAAAAAACATATGAAGATTTGCAGGCTTCAAGAGGTATTGATGTTGACTCGCCTGAATGGGAATTGGTTGTAAATAATGTAAAAAATGAAATTGTCAATATAAAAGAGCCAGATTTAGTTCGCATTAATGAGTTGACTGAAATTCAAAACAGATATTCTATTAGCTTTAAAAACAGAATGGCTGAATTAGGTTTTAGGGTTCCGAAACTTTTAAAACATTATAAAGAAGATAATTATGACATAAAGGGATATGATGTTGTTGATTTAAACATATTGATTGGCAAACATTTAGGTTATAATGTTAAAAAATATGATTTTAATTCAGATTGCATAGAAAGTCTTGATGTCGATGATTGTGGGTTAATTGTTTGTTATCACATGTTAGAACACTTAACAGATCCTTTAAGGGCAATAAAGAAAATTTATGAATCTATGGGAAATGATTGTTATCTTCATGTTGAAGTGCCAATCGAACAAGGAATTCCAAGGGTTAGGTATGGACACATGTTTGCATTTGAAGTTCATGATCTTTACCACATGTTAAAAATGTCTGGTTTTGAAGTTTTAAATACGTCAAACAAAACACACACAAACCCTCCAGGTCCGCATATCGAAAGATATTTAGCAGTAAAAAAATAACTAAACAATGGGAGAAAATAAGATGAGCAAAGTTAGTAAAAAACTAGAAAAAGAATTAGAATTTAAAGTACCATTGAGAAATAAATTGTTTCTTCCAGTTGTGGAGTTGTTTGACAATCTAAGGAAAGAAGCCGCTGTGGAAATGGCAGAAGAGTTTGAGAGACAGTTTGAAGAGAGCGAGGGTAAAAGAGAACAAACTGTGTTAGAGCAAAGAATGCAGAGGATTGTTGACTTAACTCAATTAACGCTAGGCGGGAAAGGAACAAGGTACTCAGGCCCGTTGTCAATTAAACCTTGGGAAGAAACAGAAAATATGGTGTTGTTCCCCAAATCAAATAAAATTTGGAATGGTGCTGATGGTAATGAAAGTGGGTTAAATTTTGGGGCAAGCTGTGGTCATTTTTGTTGGTCAGTTGTTAGTAGCTTAGTTTCTGACTCAAATAGATCTTGGCGCACAGGCAGACAATCTCAGTTAATCACAGACGTTGTTTCTAAAAAAATCAAAGGTAGAACTATTAATGGGTATGGTAATTATTTTGTTCCTGTTGTTGATAAGTGGACAAAAGGAAAGTATCTTGGTTCATGGTTGCATGACAATGTTGATAAGCTAGGAAGGATTAATGTTATACATATGTCTCATCATGTTGTATTGTGTTTGAAGTTTGATGATGAGTTTATGATTTTCGATCCAATTACTGGAGAACCAATGCCAAAAAATACTCCAGTGGAATTTGCAGCAAATGGACATTATATTAAAAGAGATGGTAAAAAATATTATAGTGGTAAAAAACATACATTTCAACCATATAGCTCAAATAGAACAGTTTCTCAAAGATGGAAGTTATGTAGGTTGGAAGGGTTAGATGATGATTGTCAGTTTAATTTTGGTTCAGTTAAAAATGCAGTTCTTAAGCCTATTGTTCTTGAAGGTCTAGAACATATTACAGATCGAACTCCTACTTTAGAAGATGCAAAAGAAGCCGGTCTTTTTTAAAAACCCACCTTTTCAGGTTAACAAACCAAGTCAACTATGCTACAATGCTTCTTATGAAATGGATTAAGCCAACAAAAGAACAACTAGAGGGGTTAAAAGCTGGAACAATTATCTGGTTTAAACACATAAAGTATGATAATGAAAGTGTTTTTGTTATAATAGGAAGAAGTTCCCATCCTTCCCTTGATTATGAGGTCAAAATGTCAGGCGGTGAAATTGGAGACATATTTAAAAAAGAGATCAAATATATATTAAAGGAAGGTTGATGATGATGTGTGAACCTAAAAAACGGTTTTTTAAAGTTTGGATCAAGGATCTGTCACATAATAAAGTTAGAAAATATAATTGGAGTTTTTGGATTAAATATCAAGGCTTAGCAATAATGGAAGAGTATAATTATAAAAACGGGTTATTTAAATCATATATCACACTAACCAATACTGTTGATAGACACGACAGCTATTCAGGTACAATCAATAAAAATTGTATTCAAAAACTTACAACATCAAATAATATTTTGGAACTTATTCGTGATGGCTGTTTAGATGTTATTGAAGAGTTGAAAATTTAATTAAACTTCCTTTTAAATCGATTTTCTTCTTTATGCGTAGAAAGGTATATGCTAAGTTAGAAAAGCCTGTAGCGTTTGAATTTGAATTTCTAGCTAGCTATTTGGGGGCTTATATGCACAATAAAAAAACAACAAAAATATAACAGTGGTTAATGGGAAATATTTGAAAACAACAAACAAGAAGTGAGGTAAAAATGTCAAAAATTTATTATGTTGATGAGGAATAATTAATATGGTGAAAACTTTAAAGTGGACTAAAAAGAAAGGTTCATATAAAGAAGGAACATTCTCACTTGGAGATATTGTTTGGTCAATTGATAATAAGTTGTATATAATCACATCTAAACTTAGTCATATTAATTGTATGAGCTTTTTGCTAGAAGAAAACTATTTTGTTGATAATGTTTATAATAAAAAAAGACGGCCCTTAAAAAACATTACTATAAAATTTGTTAAAAGGGTTAATAAAGACATGTGGGAGGAAATAAAATGAACAAAGAGCAAGTCAAGTTTCCAGATAAAAAATATAATATCATTTATGCTGACCCTCCTTGGAATTATAATGATAAGGCGTCGGCAGGAAAGAGAGGGGCTTCTTTTAAATATAACACAATGACATTAGGGGAAATTAAAGATCTTCCTGTTAATAATATTTCAGAAGATAATTGTATTCTTTTCTTGTGGGTTACATTTCCTCAGTTGCCAAACGCTTTTGAGGTTATGAAAGAGTGGGGCTTTGAGTATAAGACTGTTGCTTTTAATTGGGTCAAAAAGAATAAAAAGTCTGACTCATGGTTTTGGGGAATGGGCAACTGGACAAGATCAAACCCTGAAGTTTGTTTATTGGCGACAAGAGGTAAGCCAAAGAGAATCTCAGCAAGTATTCATTCAGTAATTGACACACCAATTGAAGGACACAGCAAGAAGCCTGATGAAGCAAGAAAAAGGATTGTTGAGTTGTGTGGAGACTTACCAAGAATTGAATTATTTGCAAGAGATAAAGTTGATGGTTGGGATTGTTGGGGGGATGAAGTTTAAAAAAATAACACATAAAGATGGTTAACAAATGGGGTTCTTTGTGTTATGATACTCATATGACAGAATATAAAAGATATTATAGAATTGAAGATATTAGAAGGGGAGATATCGTTTGGTTAAGCATTAAGGAGTTTAACAACTCTATTAAGGATAGCTATTATGGTCTTGCAATAATTGATGCAAGGGAAGGGAGTTGGTCAAAACATGACTATAGCGTATATTTAAGTCAACAATATCTTGGCAATATCAACATTGCAATAGGAAAAGAAGAGATTAAGTTTGCTTGGAAGGAGGGCAGATGGGTTTCAATTATGTTCCAAAAGTAGGGGAAACTGTTTGGGTTGAGCTTGGGGGCAAACATAATTATGTTGGTCCAGCATATTGTTATTATGTTAAAAAAGGCTCAGTTCGAACAATAATTTGGCTTAAATGGTCTAAAGGTGAAAATGTATTTGTTTCGGATAGGACAGATAGAGATAATAATATTATTAAACTTGAAAAAATAGAAGATGTATAGATCTGAAAAAATATGGATTAAAAAAAGCTTTAAAGCTGATAATATAGAATATTATTATATTGGTCCAGCATTGATGGAACAAAAGAGCAGTACAGCCATTATATTGTTTCCAAATAAAATATTTATGAAAAACAATGCTAGTGGGTTATTTTTTAAGTCAGAAATTCCTGCTACAAAATATTTCCATTCAAACACAGTGAGAAGGTTGATTAGGTCTAACATAATAGAAAAACTGGAGGAATAAAAATGAAAGAAGAACTAGAAAAAAAGTTATATGAAAAATATCCTAAGATTTTTGCACAAAAAGATTTATCTCCACAAGAAACTTGTATGTGTTGGGGGTTGCCTGGGGATGGGTGGTATGATTTAATTGATTGTTTGTGCGGTGTTGTTCAAAATATAGTTAATAATGCTGAGAGAACTAATAAGGTTGTTGATGATTGTATTGCAAAGGGTGAAAAGCCACCATATGAAAAGGTCCATATTCCTTATGTGGAAGCTGGACAAGTTAAAGAAAAGTTTGGAACGTTGCGTTTTTATATTGATGGTGGAAATGATGTGATCAACGGTGCAATTTGGATGGCAGAAAATATGTCAGCTTATATTTGTGAGAATTGTGGTGACTCAGGAAAACTTCGTGGTCGGGGTTGGGTAAAAACATTATGTGATGGTTGTGCAAAAGAAAGTGACTCTAATGAGGGAAAGAAGGATGATTGAGGGAGTTTTATCGCTAGTTGTTGGGTTTGTTTTAATTGGCATTGGGTTTTTTGTTGGGACAAATGTTAAAATGTTCAAAGAGATTAATTTTGTTCAAAAATATTTGCCAGGAAAAGATGCTGAAGAGTATCTTGAACTATATGATAAAATGATAGCTAATTACAAAAAAGATATAATTGAAAATGCAAGTAAAAAATAATTATGCTTCTGGAGATCTTGTATGGGTTAAGATTCCAAATATGGAAGATTTTCTTCCACATTATCATATTGTTTCTAATCATGGTGGGTATGTTGGGCTTGCTATAATCAGCTATAAGATTGGGATAGGAAAAGAAAATCCTATAAAATATAATTACGCTTGCAAGCTGCCAGTGAAATTTGAGTCTTTTTATGGTTTTAATGTTAGGGATGAATGGATCATTAGAAAGGTAAAATGAGCAAATATAAAATAGGTGATGTTGTTTGGGTTGATGGAAAGTTTTCAAATTGGGAATATAAATTGATCGGGCCAGTTGTTATTATGGGAGATGAAGTTGATATTATGTCAGGGCTTTATCGTTCTGATGCGGATTATATTGTTAATAGAGTTAATTATCATTTTGAACTTCTGGGATCAATAGTGAGATCTACAATCAGAGAAGAGTGGATTAAATATAGGGTTAAAAATGCTTAAAAATTTAAGAGATATTAAAAAGGGTGATATAGTTTGGGTTAATAATTTAGAATATACTCCGTCGTGGATGCCTTCAAAATTAAAACTTTATAAACATAACTATGTTGGCTTTGGCATTGTTAGCTATAATCATTCAAGTAATTTTTCTATATTATTAAATGTTTCACATATGGATGTAGATATTTTTTCTATTAATAAAAATAAAACAAAAAAATGGCTTGGAAAAAACACTAGTGTTACTATATTTGAACGTAAAGAGATTTGTTCAATTAGAAAGAATAAACACACTGCAAAATATGTTACAATAATAGGAAATATTAATGATTAGCTTAAACATTAATAAAGGAGACTTGTTATGGTTTAACAATGTTGAAATGCATGGTAATTTAGTTGAAGGAAATAAATATATACAAATTATTAAATATGTTGGGCCAGGGATTGTTAAGGAGGTTTTTGCATATAATAATTGTTTCAAAGTTAAGCCATTAAATAATGTAGGGGTAGGGGAGATAATATATAAAATTATTGATGGAGAGGGGTTGGTGTATGATCAACATAACACTAAAGGCGAGCGTTATTGTTTTCTTGTAGACAAGCGACAAGTTAAAAATCTAAATCAGATGATAAAAAGGATATAAAATGAAATATGCTTTAGTTCACATTCACTCCAATTTTTCGACATTGGATGCACCTTCTAAGATAAAAAACATCGTCAAAAAGGCAAAAGATATTGGATGTCCTGGCGTATCAATTTCTGATCATGGTGTTGCTGGCGGATTGTTGCAAGCATATAATGAATGTAAGTCGCAGGATATCAACTTTATTCCAGGTGTTGAATTTTATGTAAATAACAATAGAGACTTTAAAGACAAAACAAATAGAAAGAATTTTCACTTATGTTTATTTGCAAAAAACTATGAGGGTTATAAAGATTTAATTTGGTTACAAGGAGAGTCAACATATAATTTTTATGGCAAGCCAAGGACAACAAATGAACTTATTTTACAAAAAGCAAAAAAAGGAAATCTTATATGCACAACCGCTTGTCTTGGTTCTGAATTACATCATTATTTTAAAAACAATGAAATATGCTCAGCAAAAGAGTGGATAAAGAAGTATTACAATGTTTTTGGTGATGATCTTTACTTAGAACTACAAATAAACGAACTTACAAAAGAACAAAAAGCTTATAATGATAAACTAATTCAGATTTCCAATAAGACAGGCATAAGTTTAACCCTGGGTTTAGACTCTCATTATGTTGAAAAGGAAGATTGGTTTCTTCAACAGTTAACATTTCTCATTAGGGACAAAAAGACAGTAAAGAGCTTGGAAAGTAATGATGACTCTGGGGAGGAAAAGGGAAAGAAAGATGAGGCATGGCAATTTGAAACAAAAAGTCTTTGGATAAAAACACCTGAAGAAGTTATAGAGTGTAATAAGGAGTTTGGTTATAATTATTCAATAGACTTTATTAAGAGGTTGTTTAGTTCAACTTTAGAAATCAACTCTAAGGTAGATGTTGAAATTCCTTTTTATGACTATAAGTTTCCTAAACACAAACATCAGGGTGACATATCTTCAAAACAATTATTGATCAACAAGGCTAAGAGTGGGTTAAAACAAAAGTTAAGTGAAGGTAAGGTTAAAGAAAAAGACATACCTACTTATGTTGATAGAATAAAAGAAGAGATTGATGTCTTAACTAACCATGGAAGAGATTTCTCAGACTATTTTTTGTTTTTTGATGATATCAAGAACTTTGTATATGAACAAGGTGGTATGTTGGGTGCTGGTCGAGGTTCTGCTTGCGCCAGCTTGCTATTGTGGTTGCTTGATATAACGAAGCTAGATCCAATAAAGGATGGTTTGATTTTCGAAAGGTTTATTAATAAAGCAAGGCTGGAGACAGATGCAGCAGATCTTGACATTGATATTAGTAGTGATGAGTTGCCGTTGGTCGAAGAGTGGCTAAAGAAAAGATATGGTGAACGCTCTGTTTGTTCTGTGGGCAATTACACTAAGTTCAGTATAAAAAATACAATAAAAGATGTTGCAAGGGCCTTGGCAGTTGATGATGACTTAAAAGTGATTAACAACATCACTAAAACATTAAATGATAAAAGTGAGGATGTCAATGAGGAGTGGGCATTAGCAGCAAAAAGGTTTAAAAAGAATTCTAGGGAATACAAATGGCTAGAAAAACATGAGAGAGATGTTCTTAAGTGGAGTAGCAAGTTGGTTGGCTGTATTAGAAATGTGGGCCAACACGCTTCAGGGCTTGTTGTTGTGCCTGGAGAATTGTATGATCATGTTCCATTGTTGTATCATAAGAAAAAGACGTTGACAGCCTATGTAGAGGGCGTTGAATATCGAGAACTTCCACAAGTAGGGGTGTTAAAGTTAGATTTGCTTGGATTGTCAACAGCAGCTATTATTAACAATACAATAAAGTTGATTAAAGAGAGACATGATGACTTTCCCTATGATCAAAAAACAATATTTGATATTGATAGAGAAGACAAGAATATTTTAGATGAGTTTGCAAAAGGGAACACTGATAATTGTTTTCAGTTTGAGTCTGATGGCATGAAAAGCTTATTACAAAATATTTGTGTTAGTAGTTTTAGTGATGTTGTTTTGTGCAATGCATTATATCGTCCTGGGGCTTTAGGTGCTAATATGCATAATGTGGCTGTTGAAAATAAATTTAAGGGTGATGATATTACATATGTGCATCCGAAAGTCAAAGGTATTGTAGAAAAGACCTACGGAGTTCCAGCATTTCAGGAGCAAGTTTTGTTCACATTGCAAAAAATTGGCAACTTAAGTTTAAGTGAGAGTGATTTGGCTAGAAAAACAATCAAAGCTTTAGGTAAGGCAAAGAAGAGTCCAGAAGAGTTAGAAAAGCTTAATGCATTTTTAAAAACATTTGCAAAGGGTGCAAAAGAAAATGGCCTTAATGATAAGGAGGTTAGCAAGATTTTAGAGTGGTTAAGAGCAAGCAGTGATTATTCATTCAACAAGTCACACTCAGCAGCATATTCATTAAACTCATATATTACGTTATGGTTAAAAAAGAATTATCCAATTGAATTCTTTACTGCTGTTTTAGCGAATGTACAATCTAACGAAGAAAAATTATATACAACTTTAAGTGAGGCAAGAAAAAATAATGTAAAAATAAATTATATCGATATTAATGAATCTGGTTGGGATTTTTTTATTGTTGATAATGAGATTTATTGTGGCTTTGGTTTTCTTAAGGGTACAAGTAAAAAAGATATTAACAAGGTGCTAGCTCTAAGGCCATTTACATCTATAAATGATTTTATACAAAAGGCATTGGAACATGGCATATCAAAGAAAACAGTTTATCCATTGATTCAAACAGGTATTACGAGAAATATACATTCTAATGGTAGAGAATTAATAGAGATATATGAGAGAACAAAAAAGATTTGCAAAAGGAAAAGTTTTGAGTGGGATCAAATTGATGATATAATTACTGAAGTTAGCTTAGAAGATCTTAAGCCATACAACAAACAAGAACTTGTTGACTTTGAACTGAAGTATATTGGGTTTTATTTGCAATCAGATGTTTTGGCTATGTATGATAAATATATTCAAATGTTTGGTGCAATGCTAGTAAGTGAAATGAATATAATGCCAAAACAAGTTTGTGTTAATAAGTATACCCAAAAAGAATCAACTGAATACAAATATCATATTTGCGGCATTATTGTTAACTCAGTGATTAAGAAAACTAAAAAAGGAAAAGAATATAGAATTGTTGAAGTTTCAGATTATACAGGCAAGGCTAGCTCTGGGTTGTCATTTAAAATATGGGAGCCAAAGTTAATAGAAAAGTGTTATAATTCTGAAGCCAAGGATTTGCTGAGTAAGGGTTCTGTTGTTTTGGCTAAACTCTCAAAGAATGATTTTGGATATTCATTGCAAAAGTTTGATGTTAATAATATTGAAAACATGGATATATCAAAATTCCCATTTATTAACTTGAACATTTTAAGTTTGGAGGTTTAAAAAAATGAAAAGTTTTTTTTATTGGCTGGTACTGGTTAACAGAATGTTTTGTTTGTGCTATAATATGGTCTAAGGAGATCAAAATATGAAACAGTTGATGATTGGATGGCTTAATGAAAAACAAAAAATATAAAGTTGGTGAACATGTTTGGATTGATATAGGATTTTATTGTGGCCCTGCAATTATAGAGAAAGAGGACGTTGATGAAAAGTGGTTATTTGGCTATAATGTTAAAATTATGGGTGCAATGAAGGATAATATTTGGATTTCTAGAAAAGAAATTAAAGGGTTAAACAATGACAATGCCTAGATTGGTATTAGGGCAAAGGGTTAACTTGAAGGGTGATGTCGCATGGCTCTCTAGTTGTAGAGAAAGTGGTTATTATGAAGGGCCAGTTAGGTTAATATCTAAGTTTCATAATTTATATTTATGTGAAGTTCCAATGGAGGTTTTTATCGAATTTAGTTCAACAAGAAGAAAAAATAAAACTAGAAGCTTTTGGATTATGGAAGATAAAATTAAAATGATTAAAAGGGCATAATAAAATGACTTATATACATAAAGATAAAAAGGAATGGGGTAGTTATAATAAAAATGATATTAATTATGGAAAATGGATTAAAAGATATAAAAATAACAAGATATATGAAATTTCTAAGTTATTAACTACAACAAAAAACTTATTAAATGGAACAAATAAATTATATGGTTTTAAAGTTGGTGAATTAGTTTGGGTTAATCATGAATTATATAGAGGGGTCGGGATAATAAAGCATTTTAGGTTTTTAGAACTGCAAAAGAGAGTTGTTGTTACTAGCTCTTATCCTTTTGCGATTATAGCTAACAAATATGGCAAGAAAGATTTAGAATGTACAAAAGAAATGATAAGAAAAGCATGAGCAAGCAAAAATCACAACAAGTAGTGACATATAAATATGATTCTAAAATCACAAAAAACGATCTCAATGATTGCAATTTAGATACAATTATTAATTATGTTGAATTGTATTTGAAATCGAAAGCATTAAAAAAACACTTATTTGATTCAAATAAGTTAATTCAAGATAAAATATATGATAAAATAGAAAACAAAGTGAGCCAATCTACAAACAAAAGATTGTCTATTTGGAAAAAAGCAACAACAAATGAAAAAATTGTTATTAATAAGTTTGTTTGTCAAATTGATAGTCTTGGTAACAATAAATCCATAAGAAGTGTAAATATGGTTTTTGATTTTGCCGAAGAGTAAATTATGTTAAAGACAACTAAAGAGTTTCAAGAATATATTGATCTAGTTTTGAAGGTATATGTGTTGAGGCTTTTTAGTAGGGATAAAGTATGTACAACAACAACTAAGGATCGCTGTAAGTTGAAAAAGTTGAAAAGGCTTTACGACCTTACATTTAGATCATCTATATTGTGGGATAATTACTTGACTGATAACCAAAAAGAAAAAGGTCGGTTGTTAATAGGGAAAATATATAAAAAATATATGAATTAAATAAAAAATGAGTAACATAAAAAAATATATTGATTTATTAATTAAAATAAATATGTTTATTATTATAGAAGATAAGCTTTTTGAGTCTGGTAATGATATAAACAAACAAAAGAAGCTAAATTTAATTATTAGTAATAAACAAAACAATATGAGTGAGTTATGGTATAGATTAACAGATAAAGAAAGAAAGGCAATTAGAATTAGTTTAGACGAAATTAGCTTTGATAAAAAATTTGGTATCGTTTAGTTGTAATTAATAACAGGAGGGCGCTTTGAAGAAGGAAAAAGTTTATATTTATCCAAATGAAAAAGAAAAAATTGGTTGTGTTGAATATGTCGATCACATGGGATCAGATAAAGATATTGTTAATGCGGCAAGAGCAAGTGTTGGTAAAGAAAGTAAAAAGCCATTCTCAGAAAAAGATAGAGAGTTAATGAAATATCTTATAGAAAATAAACACACCAGTCCTTTTGAACATGTTAAGCTTAAGTGTAGGTTTACTGTTCCATTGTTTGTTAGAAGTCAACATATGAGGCACAGATTATGGAATTTCAATGAATTAAGTCGGAGATTCACAGACAAAGATATCCAATTTTATTTACCGAAATCATTTAGGACACAACATGAAAATAATATACAAGCAAGTAACAATGACTCAATTAATCCAAAAATTCATACTTGTGTTTCTATGGGTGAAAGCAAATTAGCAGATTTGTTAGTTGAGTCCACTACAAATAAATGTTTTATTGCATATCAAAAGTTATTAGATGCAAATATTACAAGAGAGCAAGCAAGAATGATTCTTCCTCAAAACTTATATACAACTTATATTGGAACCTGTGATCTTCATAATTTATTTCATTTTTTATCATTAAGGCTTGGTGAACATGCTCAATATGAAATTAGAGTTGTTGCTGAGGCATTATTGTATTATTGTGAACAGTTATTCCCGGAAGCGACAAGCTTATTTAAGGAGGTTAGGTTAGATGACATATAGAGCTTTTGAATCACATAGTTGTTGTAGACTGAAAGATGGGTTTTTAGTTGAAGTGGGTGGGTCATATTGGGTTAATATCTGTGCTGATAGGGTTAGAAATTATAAAGGGCCAATTGTTGTTGATAGTATTGAAGCTGTAGTTTTTGATGGTGATTATACTTTTAGCATAGGCGTAAAAAAGTCTATAGGTGGTTTTTGTTTTGTGACGTTCGATGAGATAACGGTTATTTGTGAAATTTGATCCAAAAAGACTCGAAAAAAGGCAATATCTTCAACAAGTAAAGTGGGGTGATAATGTCAATATTAAGACAAATAAAACATATTGGATAGCTGTTAACTTAGGTAAAAAACATTATAAATATTATTATGGGTTAGTATATATTATTAACATTAATGAAAATATTTTGTTTTATGATGGTAAAAAACAGTGTTTAGACATAGTAATCATTGCAAAGTCACCAACAACAATTAATTGGGTAGTTTTCACATTAAACGATATAACTGATATAAAGGAGGTTAAATGTTAACATTAATTAAGCCAGATCAAATTGAAACCATTAAAAAACAAATGGCATCACAAAAGGTTGTTAACATTCACTCTTACAAAAACATAAAAACAGTTTATGATTTTTATGAAAACAATTTACGAAAAATTGATTCTAAGTTTGACAATGTATACCAATGTAGGCTTGACAGTATTTTTGTTTTGTATGTCGATAAAGAAACTGGGGAGTTGACTTTACATAATGATGAGATTAAAAAAGATGCAACAACTGTTTTAGTGAGAGAAAACAACTTGGCATTTCTTTCAAAGGATGGCAAAAAGGCCATTGATTTTCCTTTAGAAATTGAAGAACTTGAATTATAATTAAATTATGAACGATATTACTATAAATATACCCAATAAAAGCTATCAGTTTAAAGAAGGTGATTATGTTTGGGTTAACAATGCTGACTACAAGGGCTTAGGATTTGTTGATAGGGTTTCCAAATGGGATATTGAGAAAAGCCAATATAAAATTTGTATAATTTCAAAAACTGACCAAAAAAAAATTAATGAAAGTTGGTACGCACCAGCATCAGCACCAACAGCAAAAAAAATAAAAGACATTAATGTTAATGTTTATTCTACGATTCAAGGAGATATCCAAGGAGAGATCAGCAAAGAAATCTTTAATATGATGATGCACAATGTATATAACAATGAAAAAATATATTTAATAAACACTATGTTTAGCAAATATGAGGTTTTTAAAGAAATAGAAATAGAGTTGATGGAGGAAAAAAATGAGTGAGCAAAAAAAGGTTGAAGAAACACGAGGCCTTTCAGATTATGAAAAGCTTGGCAAAAAAATTGGTGAAATTGTAACTAAGAAGCAAGAATCTTATGGTAATGCATTCGAAAAGTCAAGTGAGGTAGTAAAAGTACTTTACCCTAATGGGATCAACCCAAATCAATATGTTGAAATGTTAACAGTTTTAAGAATTATTGACAAACTGTTTAGGGTGGCAACAGATAAAGATAACCACAATGAAGATCCATTTCTTGACATTGCAGGTTATGGCCTCTTAATGACAAAATATAAGTTAGATAAGAAGCGACAAGAAAAAAAATAGGTATTTTATTAGAAGTTTAAAATAATTATAATTATGAACAAAAATTATTTTTTAAATGAGGTCTTTAATATGGTGGATAAAGATTATAAAATAAAATATAAGAATGAATCTTTATTAATGAAGATTCTTGGGTTTATTACAAAACCATTTTGCCCTAAATTTATGACTACATATACAACAACAGTGGGGAAAACAATATATTTGCCAACAAAGTTTGAAAGCTTTGCAAAAAGATATCAAATTATGATAATAATGCATGAAAAAAAGCATATTGAGCAATATAAAAAATATTTTCCATTTTATGGATTAATGTATTTGTTTTTACCATTTCCAATACTGTTTGCTTATTTTAGGTTAAAATTTGAATGTGAAGCATATGCTATTAACATTGATGCTAAATTAATTACATATGATGAAGTTATTGAGTCGTTATCTGGACCCACCTATTTTTGGACATGGTATTCTAAAGAAAAGATAAAGAAACTTTTAGAGCATTATGTTGAAGAGCTTCGCTCAAAAAGATAATAAAAAAACAAGATAGGAGAATTTTCATATGAATATTATTACTATTCCAATCAAAAAAAACAAAGTAAGCGCAGTAACCCCTGCAAAATCTTCAGACACGGCTGTTGGATATGACTTATATAGTCTTGAAGATGTTAATATTTTTGCTGGAGAAACTCATTTGATTAAATGTGGGTTTGCAGTGGCAGTACCAGAAGGCTATTGTATGATGATTGTGCCAAGGAGTGGGTTAGCTTTGAAAGAAAGCATTACTGTTTTAAATTCGCCAGGGATTGTTGATCCTGATTATCGTGGTGAAATTGGCGTTATTTTGCATAAAGTGTATAACAAAATACAACAAACTCCAACAAAAGTTATTCGTGGTGATAAAATTGCACAAGCTGTTTTTGTTAAATATTGTGAGGCCAAGTTTATTGAAGTTCCAGACCTTGAAGAAACTAAGCGTGGGGTGGGCGGTTTTGGAAGTACGGGGAAATAATGGAAGGTTGTAATTATAAGAAGATATTAAATAGCTGGAATATTTTGGCTGAAAGTAAGGTTAGTGAAAAAGTTCAAGCTGCTGGCATCATTGCTGTTGCTGAAGATACTGGGGATATATTGTTGGCATTACGAAGTGAATATGTTGATGAGCCTGGAACGTGGGGAACAATTGGTGGTAAGGTTACAGAAGGAGATGGTTCACTAGGCTTGGGGGCACAAAGAGAGTTTTATGAGGAAACAGGTTATATGGGGCCAATGAAGTTAATTCCAGTTTACAACTACTCAAGTAATAACTTTGAATATCAAAACTTTATTGGCTTTGTTCCAAATAAGATAACAAGCTTTGTAAAGAACTGGGAAAATAAGCAGCTTAAATGGATGACATATGAGCAGTTATTAAAGGTAGGCCCAAAACACTCTGGACTGGCGCTGTTATTAAGTGATAATAACACTTTAGAAAAAATCAAAAAATATTCAAGTAACTGAAAATATAAGTTCTTTTTATATAAAAAAATAATAATTATAATATTGAAACATTAATTGTTTAGGATAAATTTATGCGAAAAGATGAAACGAAAAATATTGTAAGCTTTGATTTTGACTCTACTTTGTTAAAATATAAATATGATACAGATTATGGCCAAGTTGTTGAAGGGCCTTCTGAACAGATGATAAAAAAACTTAAGAGTTATAAAAACAAAGGATATAAAGTATATATTGTTACTGCAAGAATTGATTGGGGTGATCAAAACTTTAACTATGGTGTCTCAATGGATCATCCAAATTACAATCCAACACCAGAAGAGTTTGTTGAACAATATAAATTGCCTGTTGATGGTATTTATTATACAAACAATGAGCTTAAGGTTGACACATTAAAAGAATTAGGAGTTCAAATTCATTATGATGATGATGAAGAAGAAATAGAGGCTGCAAAGGATGGTGGCATTAATGCTGTTCAAGTCGACATATATAAAGAGGGTAAAGATAAAAAAATAGATAATATAAGCCACATAATCAATGAAGGAAAGTTTGAAAAAGAAACAACAGATATGTCCAGGTTTATTATCAATGAACTGATTAATAACATAAAAGGCAATTATTTTCTAAAAGGATCAGCAACTGAAGAAAATTATTTTGCAATACCAGAAAAACATTATAAATCTATACCTGGGATAAGTTTGGCTGCATATATCGTGACTCCTGATACTAAAGAAGTAAAGGTGCCAAAAGATACAATATTAATGAGTGGAGAATACATTCCTGATAATGGGGCGTTGTTTGTAGATATAACTTTGGGTAAAGATATGGTTCGGTGGGAGAACGCTAAGGAAAAAATGAGCCTTATTGTAGCGAACCTTAAAGACACAATAAGGCATGAATTAGAACATAGCTCTCAAGATGCTAAAAGGTTTGAAAAGTTCATAAAAGTTGGCTATGAGTCCAACAATGAAAACATAGAAGAGTATTATTTAGATAGTACTGAAGTTGAAGCATATGTTGCTGGCTTATATAAGATGGCTAAGATGCAAAAGAGATCATTTATTAAACTAATTAATATATATCTTAAAGCTATTATAAAACCCCAAGCTCAAGAGGCTAAAATCAAAGATGTTGATGGGTTTTTGGAGAAAATTAAAAACAAATGGGTTTTGTATGCGAAAAAGAGGTTTCCAAGAGCACAGCTAAGCGAAGCCAGGACTGGCGAAGACCCAAGAATTAGCATTGTTGATCAATTAAAACCATACTCTGATGATCCGTATGCAATGTTACATATGTCAGACTCAACTAAGGTGGGAATTAATGTTAAATCAGCGGGTAAATTTGACACTCCAGTAGGAATTTATTTTTATCCCATCAAGTTAATGTGGGCAGACATTTCTAAGTGGAGCCTCCCATATGCAGGTGAGCGTAAAAATGTATTTATTGCTAAGTTAGATAAAGATATTAAGTTATTAAGGTTTGATAATTATTTTGAAAAAAGTTACAATGAAGACATTAAAAGGCTAAAGAGTTTTTGGGAAGGCTTGTCTTTAGATAGGAAAAGGAAAGTTGTATATGCATTTGATGCAAACAAATTTAGTCTTGCAGACAAAAACATTAATGAGTTTATAGATAAAATTATTAATGAGTTCAGCCGACATAGAGATTCAAGGCTTTCATATGATGCGTTTAAAATATATAAATTGTGTTTGATTTTGGCTGAGGGAGGTCGGAACACTACTCGATGGTCTGTCATAATAAACAAAATATTAGGTTATGACGGGGTTTATGACCCCGGCCTGGGCTTTATTCATGACAATGAGCCAGAGCAAGTTCTTGTATTTAGTAGCAATAAATTTAAAGTTAAAAAGTTGTTTAAGAATAAACAATATCATGTAATTACAATTATGAGTGAGTTGTTTAAAAATCATGACTTAGATAATCATAAATATATGTTAGATTATTTTCATACATTTGCTAAATTGCATAAGTTTATAAGTACAATTAAGGTTATCAAAAACAATAGGCTTCCTAAAGAAATAAAACATTTATCAAAACATAAAGAGCAAGTTTGGAAAAATATTATATATTTTATAACAAACATATTGCCAAAAGAAAAAGTTCTTATTAATTATAATAAATTTAATTTTATTAAACATGCTTATTTTAGTGAAAAACTTTTTGACAATGAGGTCTTTTTAGAATTTTTGGTTAATTTATATGATAAAGATAGTTTATATCACTATCTTTCAGAACAAAATATATTTGAAATTGTTAAACAACTGTTATCTAACAATAAGCTTAAAAATAGTGATGGTGTATTTAATCTTTTAAAAGATTTTTACTTGGATCACAACGTAAAGGTTCGAGTGAAACATGACATATTTGTGGATGTTGTAAAGTTGATAGAAGAAAACAACATAACAAACCAAGATCTTATTCAGTGGCTAAAAAGTAAGAACATTATTAAAGATAAATAATGAAAAAGCTGTTAAAAAAAATAATAATAGAAGAAACAAAAGAATTATACTATAATGAGTTTAAAGAGAGGTTGAAGAGGGTTAAAGCAAAAAATTCATTAATGTTAGATGATTACGATAGCTTAGAGGTTGTTCCAATTCGCATATTAGACTTAGCTGCATTTGGAATATCTGATGGGGAATATAAGGTTCCATTAAATATGATAAATATTGTTTACAATGATCTTGAAATTGCAGAAGGTGAGATTGATCTTAAAGTAAAAAGCGGACAATTTAATAATAACATAGAATGGGCAAAAACTGTTTTATTTAAAGAGCCAATTGAGATAAAATATAAGAGTGGAGGGTTTCAGTTGGAAGATGGTCATCACAGATATTATGCAGCAAAACTATTAAACAAACCTTGGCTTTTATCTGAAATTACAATTGATGATAGCCCAATTAAAGAGTTAGAAAGAAATGAATAGCGGTCTTATAGTTTCGAAATGTTTATTTTGTGGTGAATTAAATGTAATGATCATTTATCCTAAGCATGAAAATTATTCTTGGTTTAAAGTTGCATTTGAAAACACTAATGCTTTTTTAATGGCAAAAGATAAAATGATTGTTATTGATGGCAACAAGGTAAGTCAAAGTTGGTTTAAAAGAAAACATATGCTAATTATTCAAGCTCATGAAGCAGCACATTATTTGATGGGACATACGAAAGAAACTGATTGTACCGATGAGTTGGAACATGAAGTGGATCTGTTTGCAATAGAATTGTTAAAAAAACATAATTATGAAAAAGTAATTGAGTTTTACAAAGACTTTATAGGGGAAAAAAATGAAACTAAATAAGAAAATTATTAACAAAATTATTAAAGAAATCAAAGAGGATAACAAACAAAAGTATGAAAGTTTCTTAAGTGAACTTAAAAATGTTGGTTTCGATGTCAAAAATACTTATTATGCAAAGTTAGCAAGTAGCAAAAATGTTATATTTTTTGATTTTGATAGCAGCTTGTTTATGGAGTGGAATGGAAAAGAGTACGAAAATCTTTCACCTAAAAAAATAACATATAAAGAACTTAAACTAGGAATGATGGGGATGAAGTTAAGAAGTTGGGAGAATATATATTTCACAGAGTTAGAAAGGGGAACAAATCTAATTTTCAACCTTAATAGTTATGACGAAGTTGTAGAAGATGTTGGTGGTAGTGGTGACAGGTTAAAATTTTTAGACTTATTGAAGGTCACAAGCAATTATGGTTTTGAAGACTTCGGGACAGGAGAACATTTTAAAGGTTAATAATGGAAGAACCACAACAAAAAAAGAGAAACATAGTAAGAAAGGATAGGGTTTGCCCTATTTGCAAGCGTGTGTTTAAAAATGCTCCCCCTCAAGCTTTACAAATGCATATTTTCAGAGCACATAAAAAAGAAGGGCAATATGATACATGGTCAGAGAAAACTAAAAAAAGGTGGGAAGACAAAAAGGAAAGAAAGAAGACTGGCAGAAAGCCAGGAAGAAAAAAGAATCCTGAAAATTATATCAACTTTAATTGTGCTGAATGTGGGAAAGAGGAAGAGATACGAATAAGGATATATGAAAAGAGAAAGAAGAAAAATAAAGGTGGGTTAATGTTTTGTAGTATTCAATGCTCTTTAAAGTATTATAGAAGAGATGACATAACAAGAAGTCTGCTACAAGAAAGTTTAATGAGGGCTGAGCTTGCTTGTGAAAATTGTGGGTTTGATGACATTATTATGATGTATTATATTGTATACCCAGGTCAAAAAGGATTTAAGTTTAATGTAAATAATACAATTGTTTTGTGTCCTAATTGTAGGGTGTTGTGGAGAATGGGTAAGGCAAAAATAGACTCAGAAACAAGAGAGTACAAAAGAACTGACATTGCTACTGAAGAAGAAGAATTATATGACATTGATACAGATAAAATATTTGATAGTATCGGTGATATTGATACAATTATGGAAGAACATAAAGAAAAAAAGCAAAATAAGGAACAATTGACATGGGAACAAGTAGATTAGTTAAAGAATGGCAAGGAAGTCTTCAAGAGCAAAATGGAAATGTTAATTTTACAAACTGGGTAAGGCCTGATCATGATGCAATTAGGTTAGAATATGATGTTGAGTATAAAAACCATATTGTATATTCTTTTGGAGATATTTTTCCAACTTTGGAGGACTTTGAAAGGGCTGTAAAGGATGGTGAAATAGTTAGCTTAACTAAAAGCTTAGACTCAATGGTTGATAACAGAAGTAGAACGAAAAATATGAAGCAATTAACTAGCTTGTTAAAATCATATAGATCATGGCCAGAGTTTAGAAACGAAAAAACTACCCAAGCAATTGTTGACGGTTTTAAAAACAATGAACCAATGAAAATGCCATTTATCTTGGAATACGCACCTGATGATTGGTGGATAATGTCTGGTAACACAAGGCTAGACATTGCATATATGATGGGAATTATCCCAAAAGTTATTATTATAAAAGGATATTAAACATGAGAAGAAAAAAAAGAGTACAGTTTAATGTGGCAGAAAAAATTTGGGTATGTATTGAGAACATCATAGAAAGGTATGAGGGGGTGGGCAAAATAGTCGGGTCAGAATATAAAAAATATGGTTATTATTATGTTAAAATTCCGAAACCAATAAATCAAACATATGATCATTTAGTTTATTGGGATAAAATAAAGAAAATAAAAAATGGAGAACCGATTGAGCATGAATAACACTAAAAAACAAATAGAAAAATATATATTAGAACACATTAATGATGTAGAGAAACAAAAGATTATAAATGAATTCATGGGGAGATTGCAAAATAAAATGATGTCAATAAAAACAGCAGAAACTCCAATGTCCGTTGCACAAGATATTGATAAAACTGTTGATGTAAATGTAATCAAACAAAAATATGGTGACAAATTTGTTAAAAAGATTATTGATCTTTATCTTTCTAGGGCAGAAGTCGAAGAGAGTGAAAAGAAAAAATGGGAAGAGGAAGTTAGACGACAGTTAGCTAACAGAAAGAAGCTTTGGGGAGAAAGTGAGGGGGTTTAATTGAAGTCAGGCAGCAAGCTTGGAGAATTAAATCTTTATTTTCTTAATTTAGATCAAAAAACATTAGCAGATATGATTTGGAAAGTTAACATCCACCAAGCTCTTTACAAGGGAATAACAATTCCAGATCAAACTTATTATGGCCCAGTCATTCTAGATAGAAGAAAAATTGGTTGGGATATATTATTATTTCCAAAAAAAATTAAAATGATTAAAACAAGTGAGTACTACATTGGCGTAGTAAGATCATCAGCTAACTTTAAAAGCGATAGCCTAGATCTTAATTATGCTATTCATTCAGAAGTGGTTAACAAACTAATAGAAATATGATATAATGTTTTTCATGAAAAGAAAAAGCTATAAGGTTGGAGATACAATTTGGATTAAATCAGGATTACAAATGGAAAGTTTCATCGAACTGATGGTCCTGCTGCTGAATATCATGATGGATTAAAATATTGGTATCTAAATGATCAGTTTTATGATCACATCAAAGGAAAGTTGCACAACAACAACTTCCTGATATCAGACAAATATACAGGACCAGTAATAATAACGGGAGGAAAAAATAAAACAAAGTTCATGAGAACAATGAACAACAAACACTTGGTAATTGAACCATAAAAGCAAATTTATACAACAAACAATATCAGATAAAATTTATATAACTAACAAAATAAATAATATCAATTTTTATTGCACACATAAGGCCCCAAACTGATACCTAAAAAACCAAACTTGACCTGTAATCAACTTGAATGTAAAGCCTATATACAACCATTGATTAATACTAGAATGATTTATAAGGGAAGTGAGAAACATTTCTGTTAAAATAAGGACGAAAGTTATATAAGAAAATTGTCTGACTTAAATGGTTAACAAAGTGAATGGTTTGTGGTATTGTATTTAAAAGGGAGGGTTCATGAACAACAAGCCAACAATGAAAGAATATTCTGATGGGACAAAAGAATGGTGGTTGAATGGAGCGTTGCACAGAGAGGATGGTCCGGCTGGAGAATATCCTAGTGGATCAAAACGTTGGTATTTAAATGGGCTTCTATATCGAGAAGATGGCCCTGCTGTTGAATGGGCTAATGGAGAGAAATTTTGGTGGTTAAATAGTCAAGATTATGAATATACCAAAGGAAAGCTGCACAACAATAACTTCTTAACATCAGATCAATATACAGGGCCAATAATAATAATGGGGGGAAAGAATAAAATAAGGTTCATGAAGGCAACAAACAATAAACATTATGTTATTAAAGGCTATTAAATAATGAACATCCAATATAAAGATATAAAAATCAATGATGTGGTCTGGTTTAAAACAATAAATAATGAATATGGTTCTGGAATTGGAATTGTCATAGATAAACGGTGTGAAGAGGTAAATAAAATATATGTTAAAATTCCAACCATCCACTTAAATGAAGAAGGCTATAAACTTCATTATATATTTCCCTTTGAGATTAAAAAGATAATTAAAAAAGGTAAAACTAAATAAATTCAAGAAGTTTATGCATTTTAAAATAATTAAAATGATGAATGGATATTGTAATTGACTTGTTATATCTTGGCACAAGCCTGCCAATATTAACAGGATATAGATAATTTAAAACCTTGTGTGGAAAATAAATAATAACAAGATCAGTATTGTTGCCACAAGAACAAACAATTGCAGGTCCAATATATAAACAATCAACACAGGCGTTGTTCGAATGATATATGTTAAGCAAATGCCTGTTAATCCATATGTTGTGTTTGTTGGTCAATCCAAAACCTCAATACATCCTTCAGATATTAAATAATCTAACTCAAGACCATTATAATAACCAGAATCAAATCGGCTTGTTGTCAATAAAGCAAAACCAATGTATTTATAATGATAATCTACATGATATGCAGTAGGCATTGTAATATTCTTATGAATCCATATAACCATTTTTTTTATATCCTTTTTAATTGTGTATTATTGTTAATAACTTGTGAGTTATATAATTAATTGTTATGTAAAATAATAATTGTCAGTTTAATAGGCTTGATTGATGATTGCTTAAAGGGGGGTATAAATTTGACAACAATAACCAACAAATTCTCCACAAGTTTTCCACAATCAAATAACAATAAACTTACAATAAACAACAAATACAATAATAACAATAAAACCAACAATCAGCAATATTTTTAACAAACCTTTTATCAACCGTATATATTGGCACGGTTATTGATTAGGTTTATTTTATCAAGCATATGTCAAAGAGCTTATTTATTCTTTTGACTTCTAACTACATTATAGCACAAGATGGTGTATTTGTTAACCTATTTGGGGGATTTATTTTATATAAAATGCTTTTTTTGCAAACTGAGAAGGCTTCGTATTTACTTATGAGAGCAAGGGAATTTATGGTATATGCAGTGCATGAGAAGTTTTTTAAGCTAAAAAATGTTCTTAAGCTAGGGTTTTCTGTTATTATTGCCAACCCCATATAGATTAATTTATTTTTTTTGATCTCATGATTATTTTCATGTTCAAAGTAAGCTATGACATGTTCATATACTTTAACCCAAACTATGTCACCTTTTTTATATTTTGGTTTGCTGTTATTCATTGTTCCTTAATTACCAAGTATGTATTGTTTGTTGTTTTCATGAATCTTATTTTATTTTTCCCCCCCATTATTATTATTGGCCCTGTATATTGATCTGATATCAGGAAGTTATTATTGTGCAGTTTTCCTTTGATGTGACTATAATGTTGATCATTGAGAAACCATTCTTTATATCCATCAAAACAATCATATGCAGGACCATTTTCACGATGACGTTCTCCACTTAGATACCATATTTTTGTTCCGTTGGAATGTTCAATAGCAGGCCCATCAGTTCGATGACACTCTCCATTTAGATACCATCGTTTTGATCCATCAGGATATTCTTTCATTATTGGCTTGTTGCTCATGATTCCTCCCTTTCAACTGACAACAATATACCACAACAAGGTTGATTTGTTAACCAAATTAGGCATTTATTTTCTTTTTTATTGATGGTTTTTATATAAGCCAAAAAGCGTGCCAAAAAGTTATATAACTTGGGTTTTTTTTGTACTTTTTGCTCCTATTGATTTAAGGTATTGCAAGTGGAATTCTATATATTTTTGTTTCAATTTCCTATAGGGGGATAAGAAACATTTTAGTTAATTTTCTAATTGTGTTATACTGACATAAATGGGGTAGAAATAATCATTGATTTACGGGCTTATATGGTAAGCGGAAGAGAAGGTTGAGACAGGAAAGTGTACACAACTAGTTGTTGGTGTTAATCCTGGCCAAATTACTTTATAATAAATTGGTTTAGATTTTTTATAAATATAGCCAATAACAATTATTGGTCCAACATAGTTTTTATGGGTAATCCACACAACATTATTTATTTTATATTCTGGTTTCATATAGTTATTTTATGTCACAAAACAAATAATGTTTATGCATAGGCAAGTGTACATATCTAATTGATGATTTTAATCCTGGCCAAGTTAGTTTATAGTATTGCAGTTCTATATCTTGATCATCAAAATATGGTTTGTGTGTGGTATAGCCAACAATAATAGCTAGTCCTTTATATGGTGGGTATTGATCATAGTTAATCCATATTACATCTCCAGGTTTATATTCTAGTTTTGGTTTCATGTAGTTACTTCTCCTTTTATATGGTGGTTGCCTATGCACCAACAATCTGAATCCATTGTTTTTATATCATAAGCGCCATATGGTAAAACATTTGTTATTATTGCAATACCATAATATTTATATCTAATTGGATTTATTGGTGATTGAACATGTATCCATATGGCATCACCTATTTTATATTTTGGTTTGTTGTTATTCATTGTTCCTCAATTACCAAATATTTATTGTTTATTGTTCTCATGAACTTTATTTTATTTTTTCCTCCCATTATTATTACTGGACCTGTATACTGATCTGATACTAAGAAATTGTTGTTGTGCAGCTTCCCTTTGATATGATAATAAAGTATGTCATTTAGATACCATACAAATGTTCCATCAGAATATTCAACAGCAGGACCATCTTCTCTATGATGGTTCCCATTTAGATACCATGATTTTGTTCCATCAGGATATTCAACAGCAGGACCATCAATTCGATGATGCTTTCCATTTAACCACCATTCTTTATGGCCATTAGAATCTTCAACAGCAGGGCCATCAGTTCGATGAAAATAGCCATTTAGGTGCCATGATTTTGTTCCATTAGGATGTTCTGTCATTATTGGCTTGTTGCTCATGATTCCTCCCTTTCAACTGACAACAATATACCACAACCAACTTCATTTGTTAACCTATTTCAAGAAATATTTTATTAAAAAAAGTTTATTTATGGGGTTAACAAACGGGATAGTTTGTGGTATAAGGGTGTTGAAGGAGGGAGAAAATAAAATGAGCCAACCAAAATATAAGTTAGGAGACATAGTTTGGGTTAAAACGGATAATACTAATTATCCTGAAGATCTTACTGATCATAACAATAACAATAAGATATATTATCAATTAGCAAGGATACAAAATTGGTATTTAAGGGAAAAGGAAGTTTCAGATAAATCTTTTACTATATATACAGTTAAATATTGTTGCAATACTTTTTTGTTGAACAATGTTTCAGAGATGGAAATACTGAGGAAGGAGGACATTTAAATGCTAACACAGAAGATTTTTAATCCTGTTGATTATTATTTTGAATGGACTGATGATGGATGGTATGAGTGGGATCGAAGGGCGGCTCACACAATGGCTCTTAAGGATCGGAACAAGAAAGTAAGGGAGCTAAGAGGGAAAGGACACAAGGTTTCAGTCTTCAGTCTTTCAGGCCAGTTAATTACAAAGGGTGGAATTGGAACTGGGAAGCCTCAAGTAGAGTTTGTTGTTAATTGTTATGGTTACAATATGTGGGGAAAATAAAATGATTATTAATGGAAAAGAGTATCCAACAGTGTACCCAACTAAGGAAGATGTTGTTTATAATTATAAGGTGGGTGACATTATTTATTTTAAGGTATTAAATGACAGTATTTATATTGAAGTGGTTAACCTTGTTAATGATAAGATATTATCTCCTGGCAGAAGAATTAGTAGAGAAGGAGATTTTTATGTTTTAGATTCTCCTCGTTGTCTCATAGGTATAATTGATTTTTGTGATTATGTTAATGAATGTGATTATTATTATCCTGTTTACACTGTTGTTACGCTTAATGATAAGCAATCAATCAATGTTTCAGAATTAGAGATTGTAGAAAGGGTTGAGGCTTCATGAACAACAAGCCAACAATGACAGAACATTCTAATGGAACAAAACATTGGCTTTTAAATGAAAAACTTCATCGAGAAGATGGTCCTGCAATAGTTCGGCCTAATGGAACAAAGGCATGGTATCTAAATGGAAAACGTCATCGAGAAGATGGGCCTGCTATTGAAAGTCTATATAAAAGAAAAGAATGGTGGTTGAATGGAAAGTGTTATTGTGATATTATCAAAGGAAAGTTGCATAACAACAATTTCCTGGTATCAGATCGATATATAGGACTAGTAATAATAATGGGGGGAAAAGAAAGAGTAAGGTTCATGAAGACAACAAACAACAAATATTTTGTAATTGAGGAAAATAATACTTCAGAAGTGGTTAACAAACAGGGTTGATTGTGTTATAGTGGTTTCAGAGATTGACAGAAAGAGAGTTCTTTGACAATAAGGGGGGAAAGAAAAAGAGACAAAAAAAATAAAATTAATTTCAAAAAGTGGTTAACAGAATGGTCAAAGTGTGTTATAGTGGTTTTGTTGATAACGGAGGCCGTCGCTCATTGATAATTTAAAAACGTTAATAATAAAACAAAGAAGGAGGGATATTTATTTTGATTGTTTAAAATTTTATTATAAAGACTTGACAGACTTGGTATTAGCATTATATTAAACAGAAGGGAAACATTAGATGAATAGAATTCGAGATCAGACTTAAAAGGTAAATTATATTTAAATTTAATTAGATGTTTGATTTGATTGTTAGTTGTTTGATAATAAAATATATAAATAATAATTTAAAATAAAAGGTTAAAACATAATGATTAATAATAGAATTCGAGATGGCCCTTGACAATAAATAAACCGAAAGTTTGATTATATAAAATTTAGCATGGAGAAAATAAATTAATGAGTAATATTAGAATTAGAGATGTGCCTTGACAATAAAATAAAAGTTCTTGGTTGGCTGTAATAGTAAAGTGAGCATGTGTTCATGACACCAACAAGAAGATCCTCTATGTGTTGTTCATTGTTAATGTATTATTGTCACTGTTTTTCTGAAAATTTAGGGGAGTTTTTAGAAGTGACAAAAGTGATGTCAATAGCTTTCCTCCTTTCGTTATTGACATCTAGTTCTTATCAGGGGCCAACGTTCATTGTTGGCCCTTTTTTTTATAAGGGAGATAAAAATAAAATTAATCTTCAAAAATGGTTAACAAGCAGAGTTGTTTATGATATAGTGTGGTTATGTTCAGTTGATAACAACAAAAGGGAGGTCATGATGATTGGAAAGGAAGTAAGGGCAATTGTGGGTTCTTCATTTACTTCTTATCGATCTGTGATGGTTGATCGTGCAACGAAGGGAAAGGTCAAACTAACCTTCCAGTATGTGAGTACGTTTGGCAAGGATAAAAGGGGAGAGGAATAAAAAATAAAAAACTTTCAAAAAGTGGTTAACAAACA